CCCAGGCCCGCCCCCGCCACCATCTGCCCCGCCGCCCCAACCACCTGCACATGGAAAACGTACTTTGTCGGGACAAATGAAATCTTTTTTAGTCCGACCTAAAAATAATACACGAAAAACGACACAATCCAATTATGTGACCCGTTCTAAACGTAAAAAATCCAAATCCAAATCCAAATCTAGAACCAAATCCAGATCCAAATCCAAATCCAAATCCAAATCCCGTTCAAATTCCAAATCTAGTGATAGTTCTAATCTTGGATTAAGAAGATCAAAAAGAAGTCGTGCAATATACTAAAAATGAAAATTTGGAAGAAAGTAAAAGTAGTTGATATAGTATAATAACATCAATCAATATATAGTACTAAGGACTAGTATGAGAGCAGGTTTTGTAATAATATTGATTACTTTAGGATTTATTATCCATACATATACAGATGGTAAATATTTGCATTGGTTATATAGTCATCAAAAATATTTAAAAATGGGAGGAATTGCATCATTAGGTCTATTTTCTTATTGGATATACAATACAATTTCACCCAGTCGGAAACAAGAATTTCTACACATTTCAAATGAATATCTGAAACATGTACCATTAGATAAAACTTGTTCTTTTTGGCCAGTATTAGACTTGACTAGAAAACAAGTTTATAGTGGTGGTAATAATAGTAATATTCAACATAATCAACGGAATGAAATTGGTAATGAAGATGAATTTGAGTTGTTGGGTCCTGCTCTTGGAATCGGAAACGATGGCGGTTCACGAGGACATACAAGAATGATGGGTTCAGGTATGCAACCAGGTGGAAAACGTTCATTGAGTCAAACAAAGAAAAAATATGTTGCTGCATCACAAAATTGGAAATGTTTTTTATGTAAAAATATTTTATCTGCGTATTTTGAGATTGATCATAAACAAAGATTAAGTGAAGGAGGTTCTAATCATGTTGATAATCTTCAAGCACTTTGTCCATCATGTCATCGTCACAAAACAGCAACGGAAGTACTATAAGAAAAAAACAACGAAATAAAGAAATAAAGAAAAAATGATGAATTGTTGTTGCAAGAATCGCAAGAATCACAAAACTAGGAATCTCCGTTTAGATATATGGAGATTCCTAGTTATCTAATGCCATTACTGGCATCGGCATATTTGGGCGCATTTGGATATATTGTTTTAACAAGTATGAAATCACGAGGAACACAATTGAGTCAATTTACAAAAGCAATGTTTATTTGTTTTTTACTTTTTCCATTAATTTATTTGTTTACATTGAAACAACAAACAAATACAATTTATCGTATTTTATTTGGAGTAGCAATAATGGCAGCAATATTTGGTATAATTTTTATTGTTAATATTGCCCCAGCTGCTATTTACATCTTTTATTTTGGTTTGTTATTATGGATTATTATTACTGCAATGGCAATGTGTTATGAATTCTTTCGTTATATGGATATAAATGTAAATTCAAAAACGAATACAAATTGGTTTGTATTTGTATGGAAGTTTATTTTCTTTATACCTTGTTTACTATTAAGTGGATTAGAATTTGTGAACCATGAATTATCCATTACTAGTGATGTTGTTTGGACAGCATTGGTATTGGAAATATTATTAATAATAATGTATTTTAAATGGTCACCAGTTATAGGTGAAATTGTTTCAGGTGGAAATGGAGCAATTCAATTAGCAAATGAACCACTTTATTTAAATGAATCACAAATTTTAGGTTCTGTTATTGATATCGTCCCTAAAGTCAAAAGTTATTCTTTAACAAACACGCCATCAACACCTCCATCTACATCTTCATTATCTAAATTATTGTTGTCGTCGTCATCATCGTCTTCTTCTTCGTCATCATCGGATGTACCATCCGCTGTAAATCAAGTTTCTGCATATACTCGCAATTATGCAATTTCATTTTGGACATTTATCAATCCACAATCTAATTCCAATGTGGCATACATGTCGTATAGTAATATTTTTAGATTTGGTGGAATATTGGATGTAGACAGAGGTAAACCAATGATTACTTATTATAATGATAAACATTCCATTGCAAATATAGGAACATATCGTCTTTGGTTAAGTAACAATTCGGTAAAATTTGTAAATTTAGTTTTGCCCGTTTCTCAATGGACATATTGGGTAATTAATGTAAATAATACGATTGATGTGTTTGTTAATAGTAAACTAGTTGCAAGTCAAAATATTATAGAAGCTGATAGTCAAGTAACAATAAATGATGATGATGTATTTATTGTTGGTGATAATGGTGGATTGGATGGTGCTTTGTGTAATTGCCATTATCATCCACTACCAATGACTTTGCAACAAATACAGAATGAATATAATATTTTACAAGATTCAAATCCTCCTGTTGCAATTATTACAAAATAATCCAATAAATCCAAAACTCCAATAAATCCAAAACTCCAATAAATCCAAAACTCCAATAGATCCAATAAATCTAAAACTCCAATAGATCCAATAAATCCAAAAATCAATAATTAATTCAAAAATCAATTCTTACTCCAAAAATCAATAATTACTTGATGAAATGAATTCATTTATTTTCATTATTATATCTCACTTTTCAATATATTTTATTTATTTACAAGTATACAAGTCCGAAACACAATTTACGGATTCACCGATTTACCGATTTACTAATTTGCTGGATGAAAATCAAATATGACAATATAATATAAACTCTAGAATGCAGGTTACTTATATCATTTTAGGAGTAATACTTGTTATATTGGCTTATTTGGTCTATTCCTATCTGTATTCTACTGTAACTACATTGGCTACTTTACAAGATTGTAGTACAGGAGCAATAACATTGTCAGGTACAACTTTAGCAAATCCAACAGGAATTAGTTTTGCTTATGGTGTTTGGATTTATGTAAATAGTTGGCAAGAATCGTCAAAATTATCGGTCACTAACCCACCAACTACAAATTTATTTTATAGAACATCTACGTCAAGTGATACTCTACATGTAGGATTGCTCACTGGAAGTCCAACATTGACGATTGGTTTTTGTCCAGGGAATGATCCAACTGTAAAGCCGGGTACAGCATCGTCTGCTGCATCACATGTGTCTAATCCTACTACAATTATAACAGCAAATTTTCCTTTACAAAAATGGATTTATCTTACTGTAAGTGTAGACTCGGGTAGCTATGTTGATATTTATTTGGATGGTAAAATGATTCAGACATTTGTATTACCAAATCCTATTACATCTCAACCTGATGCAACCCAAGGTATAATTGCTGGACCATTTAATGGTTCATTATCAACATTTAATAATTGGCCGACTGCAGTTGACCCTCAAACAGTTTGGTCGTATTACATGAACGGTAATGGAACAAGTTCTTTAGGAAATTCTTATGGAATAAATATGGATATATTGAAGAATAACCAAATCAGTAACACAATGAAATTATTCTAAGCCACAGTATGTATATATATAGATAATATGGAGAATATTGGACAATCAATTGCGGAACGTCTGCCAGAAATTAAAGTTCCAGAAGCAGTCGCACGTACAGGTGAAGTGATTCACAAGACTGTTACTGATGGATTAGCAGAATTTTCATCTAGAGCCGTTCTTCCTACACAATCCAGTGCCACGGACTTTTTGAGTGCGAATGGAGCAGTTGCAAAAATTGTTTTTGTATTGTTAGTTCTCATCATTTTTATTGTCATGTTTAAAGTAGGATTAACATTAATTGGATATTTTACTACGCAAAATACAAATCCTTATGTTGTCTCTGGTTTAATTCCTGGTAATATTGGAATTGTTATTGATCAAGATACTGCTGTAAAAACTGCAGTACCAATCCCACGTTCAAATAATCAAGCAACTGGAATGGAATTTACATGGAGTTGTTGGATAAATCTCGCGGCAAGTCCTGTAGGAGCTGGTCCATTTCATATATTTAATAAAGGCAATAACCCTGATACAACAGATCCATCTAATACGAATCATGCTACGACTATTACGGATTCACCTGGACTTTATCTCTCATTTGATCAGCAAACTCAATCATGCAAATTACAAGTGACAATGAGCGAATTTGATGCCGAAGCACCTAAAGTCATTACTGTAAATATGATTCCTATCAAAAAATGGATACATGTAGCAATTCGTCTTCAAAATACAATATTGGATGTATATGTTAATGGAACTGTAGTTGAAAGACTTATATTTGATTCAGTACCTCGTCAATCTTATGGAAATGTTAACATTTGCCAAAATGGAGGATTTATTGGTCAATTGTCTGATTTGAGATATTTTAGTAGCGCTCTTTCTGTATTTTCTATTCAAAATATTGTTTATTGGGGTCCAAATTTAACACCATCCAAATTATCTACAGCTGGTAGTATTGTGGGTTCAAATAATACATTCTTTGGAAATACATGGTATAATAATCATTACAAGTAAATATATTGTTATTATCATTACAAGTAAATACAAGTGAACTTATACTGTTGTAAAATATTATTTTTGAATAAAACTAATATTTTTCATTCAAACATAATCGGGGGCAGGCTCGGGGGGTGGGGGCGAAGCCCCTTTAGGAAAATGTTCACTCAACCAAATCCCGCAACCATTCAGGCAATCATTCCCGCAACCATTCAGGCAATCATTCCGCAATCATTCAGGCAATCATTCCGCAATCATTCAGGCAATCATTCCCGCAATCATTCAGGCAATCATTCAGGCAATCATTCAGGCAATCATTCAGGCAACCAGACTTTATAGAGTCCATCCGGGGGCGAAGCCCCAATAAGAGCATGCTACGTCCATATCATTCCCGCAACCACTTCAAGCAATCAATCAAACTTATTTATAGAATATGAAATTATTTATAGAATTGAAATTGTTTATTGAATATGAAATTGTTTATTGAATATGAAATTGTTTATTGAATATGAAATTGTTTATTGAATATGAAATTGTTTATTGAATATGAAATTGTGTATAAAAACTCTTATATGGCGCTTCGCGCCCGAAAGAGAATCTGATAAAACTCAAATAATATGATAAGTGTAATTATTTCTATAAATATCCATTTGTTGTGATGCAACCAAATCCCGCAATTCAATCATTCAGGCAATCATTCAGGCAATCATTCAGGCAATCATTCAGGCAATCATTCAGGCAATCATTCAGGCAATCATTCAGGCAATCATTCAGGCAATCACACTGTACAAATTATATAAAAGCCTGTAATGTCAGCTATATATCTGAATGCCAACCTATTCATGCGCACGATGTGGATACTCAACTCTCAAACCGGCAAATTTGCAACAACATGAATTAACAAAAAAACATATCAATTTAGTACAAATGGATAAAACTATTGATCAAGTCATGGAAAAGACACATGAATGTCCTAAATGTAGGACAATGTATTCATGTTATAGTACTATGCATAGACATCGTAAGCGCTGTACATCAACAGACCCGTCAGCTGTTATCCCTCTTACTGTTAATACAGACAATTCAAACAATACTAATACAGATAATTCAAATAATACGACGAATAATAATATTAATAATGTTGTAAATAATAATATTGGAACAATGAATCAGACTGTAAATCAAATAATTATAAATCAATTTATAAATCCAGCGATAGTGGACAAAAATATAAATATGCTAAATGAAAAATGTAGTAAAGCAAAAAATCTAAACGAAATTATGAATTCAATAAATGTTTCTCCCGAGTTTTATGAAAAGTTTGGACATTGGGATTATAAAAAGTGTGATGAAGCATATTTTGATATGCTGGAAAACCGTCTAAATGATTTACCGATAACGCAACGTCCATTACATTCAAGTAAACAACCAAATGAAGAAGATAAAGTAATGTATGTTCGTGATGCTGATAAATGGACAGCAGAACAAGAACTAAAATGGAGTTGCGCATTTATGTGCAGTAACGAAGATGAACAAAAACGTTGGAAATCTATTCTAAATGATTGTTTTACAGAATTTAATGATAAAGTACGAGATGGATTTGAACAACGAAGAAATACTGATTGTAAGAAGTTGGCGAATCTGGACAGAATATCACGAAACTTGACGGCAAGATTAGGACCGGATGCTATGCTACGTATAATGTCTATGCTTGCTGACCTAGTGAATATTGAAACATCAATTTCTATTTAGATTGGCATGTAAATCAATCCATTTACAATTTGTTTGATTCTCTATAAATAATGTTTTATAGAGAATTTATTCGTCTCTTTTTTCTCTTTTTCTACTTTTATGATTTTTAATTCTATTAATTACTTTCGCATTGTGGTAATTGGGCATATAATTGTCCCGATTGACACGTCTCTCCTGGACGTATTTGTACACATCCACGTTTATTTTCAAATTCACCAATTAAACACCACGACATTGTCTCTGCAATTGCCGGATTTTGTATATTACTTTGGGTTTGATCAGATGATGGTTCATTTACGCGAATATGAGATACTTTATTAATAACGGAATCTAAATCAGCTCTGATTTTTGATACATCTGGTCCAGATGGTGGTGGTGTGGGCGCAGCGGATGCGGGTGCCTGCGCTTGTGCTGGTGAGGGTCCTGGTCCTTGTGCGGGTGCCTGCGCTTGCGCTGGTGAGGGTCCTGGTCCTTGTGATTGCTGCGGGGCCGGGGCCGGCCCTGCGGCTGCTTGAACCGAACCTGCATTATTGGAAGAATGTAAATGAGTTGCATACGATAGTACTGAACCTGCACTAGAAAATAATGGTTTTTGTGATATTTGAACAAGTTCATCCAATTTTTTCTTGACTTCTGGATCTACTTTGCCTTCATTTGCTCGTCTAAACAAATCACCAACAGAATTCAGAGCGCCATCTGCAATCTCAGCTGTTGCTATAGTGCTACTTGCCGCAACATTTGCGGTAGTATTCAAAACACTACCTGTTGTATATCCAAATATAGCAGTAAGTTCAAATAACCAAATGACTATTTTATCTAATAAGATTTTGATAAGTTCAACAACACTTTGAAATACTCCTCGGAAAGCATTTGTAACGGCATCTGTACCAAGTAATGATATTAATAATACAATTACAAGAATACCAATAATAAATCGTTGATTTCTTACAACAGCATTATCTGCTAATATACTTGAAGTTGATGATGGTGATGATAGTTGAGATTGTGTATCCATTAATTAATTAAACTTGCTATAATACTATAATATAGTTGCATATATCATATATTATAGTTTTATTGATTGGTTAATTGATTGATTCATTGATTGATTGATTCATTGATTGATTCATTCATTGGTGCATCCATTATCCATTACTATCTATTTTTGTTTTATCCATTTACTTTTATGCAACTGAAGCTGAAATTTAGAAATGAACATTATGCTGCAATAATTTCATTTGCAATCATGTTAATATTGGATTTTATCTATATTTCATTAATAAAATCACAATTTGAGCGACAAATTATAGAAATCCAAAAGTTTGCAATGGTTATTCGTTGGCCAGGAGTAATTGCATGTTATATGTTTGTATTCTTTCTATTCTACTGGTTTATAATGAGACCAAAGCGAACACCTGAAGAAGCGTTTTTACTTGGATTGTGTGTTTATGGTATATATGATACTACAAATTATGCAACCTTATATAAATGGAATTTGAATTTTGCTTGTATTGATACAATTTGGGGCGGGGTGATATTTTATACAACAACAACAATTTATAATTATTTATTAACCGTTAAATCCTACTTATAATTTTCTTAATCTTTAGGTGTTGGTTACAACAACTTGTACCGGTTCAACTCGGCGGGCATTACGCGGCTGCGATTGGAAAACTAATCGTACTGGATGTATTCCATATTCAACACATTTAAATGTTCTAGAAATTTCTGAAAAACAAGAATTTGTATATATAATCAAATTATCCAATTCTATTTCAAAATTGATATTTAAATTTTCCTTTGGGATTTTTCGTCGTCCTTCTCTCTTCACAGGCGTTTTCGTGGGCGTACATGGGGGCTTGGTATCGTCCTCTTCCTCAACCTCATCTCCGTCCTCATCCACGTCCTCATCCACGTCCTCATCCACGTCTTCATCCACGTCCTCATCCTCCCCGTCTTCAGTCTCTTCATCGTCTACTTCTTCTTCTTCTCCAACTTCACTAACAAAACGTCCAAGTCTAAAAAATATATCAGTCGCACAATTAATAAACATTTGAAGAACATTATGAAATTCATGTTTCTTTGATCGCACCTTTTCTTCTTGTTGTAATTTTTGTTTAAATACATCTTCAGATACAAGATTACGCATATATGCTACTCTTAAATCAAAATTATCATTAACTTCATCAATATGGAATCTTCCCAATTCAACATGATGAAGATGAATAATCATTCGTATTTTTTCTATGAAACGATTAACAAGAATAGGATTGACTTCTCGTAATTGAGAAATTCTATGTCCATTCGGTCCATCTTTTGGTCCATCTAATATTCTAGCCATTCTTGTAGCAAAAACATGTGTTAAAAGATGTGGTCTACATCCATCATTATGTCCATTTTCATCTGCAATACCTCCGCCTTCACCGCCACCGCCACCACCACCACCACCACCATTTCGTCGTTGATATTCAAAATAATGAGGATTATGAATAATTCCTCGTTCTTCGCGTCCTGTATTCCAATTAAATGCTGAATTACATATAGTACACCACATTTGTGCGCATCCTTCAATACGAAAAATCGGAGTAGTACATTTAGGACAAGATTTTGTATCTGTTTTTAATAATTTCACCGAAGCCAAGATTTCTTCATTACATACATGTTCAATATCACGTGTTAGTCCACGTATTTCATGACATTCTGGACATGTCCAATGACTACATATTCCACATTTCCATACAGATGATAAAAATCCTTTACAATTATCAACACCACATTTATGTACAAATTGGATTTTTTCTGTCCGACATGTATTACCTCGTTGAGTTAGAGTATGTCGTTGACCTTGAATTTTCCTGATTTGTCTTTCAATTTGAGTTTTAACTTTCCATAATTCCTCAATTTCTACTTGTAGTACGTCTGCTGCAATCAGATTTTCTACAAATGGTTGAGTTGCAGCTAATAATCCTTTTTCTTTATCAATCAATACTGATTCACGATGATTTCTATAATGTGAATCTATAAATGTTCTTTCCAATGCATTTGTTAAAAACTTGTAATCCCATTCTTTACGACAATTCATACAATGAGCATTCAATATTTGTCCCAACATGTATTTTTTAGTACAAACACGACATGCAGTATATTCACAAAATGGACATGTAACATTGGCACGATACGTTTTGTTCATCGTTTCTGAACAAACTACACATTCATTTCGGACCACAATCTTGGTCGGATTGTTATTGGTTTTCATAGACATTTTAGTTTCGTGTTTTTTCGTGTCTTTTATTAAATTATTGAATTAATTGTATTTTATTATAATACTAGTAGTTATATTTTTATACCAAAGTTTGATTACCCGTGCCGCCTGATTGATTTGTATTTATTTATTTTTTTTATTTACAAATAAATATTTTGCGGTAAATATCATGATAATGTATATCTAGACCAACATTTATTTATTTATTTATTTATTTATTTATTCAATTTAGATAATTTTTTGAATTTGATGAACAAAACAAAATCGCCCAAACCTTCACCACAAAAAAGACCCTCTCCACAAAAAACGCCATCACCACAAAAAACGCCGTCGCCACAAAATAGAAATACACGGAAATCATCATTATCATCATCATATGGGCGCGATGACGATACTCACGATACTCCTCGTAAAAGGGTTCAACAAACAAGAAAAAACAAGGCTTCAATAGATCAGTTATTAAAAAAATTACCATCCGATACGGTAGCTCATTTAACACGTATATACTCTACTGTCGGTCATAATCGCGAACGCGCCAATGTTTTGGTTAAATTGTGTAATGATATGGGATTTTGTATGGCAATTGGAAAAATGGATGATTCTATACGGAATTTCTTTGATGGATTTACAAATTATGATTTAGTAACTGGATTGAAATGTTTGGGACAAGAATCAAGAAATGGATTTGTAATGGAAATACGGTATCAAAAAGAAGGTTATAATGCTTTGACGATATTAAAATCATCACGTCGTAAAGATGCAGATAATTTGTATTATGAATTTATTGTAGGTTGGAATTTTCTGAATTATTGGAAACGATTTCTACCATGTTTTTTAGAAACTTATGCATTAATAGAGTATACAGACAGTGTATCATATAAAAATTTTCTCAACTATTGTAAAGATAAAGATAACAAAAAGACGAAAACTGCTGGTATATCAAATCTACAAATTTCAGATTTAAAAAATTCATTGAATAATTTATCACCTGCGAATGATCATACATTAAAATCATGCTCTGAATCACGTAAAATTGGTATAATAATACAACATTTGAATAATGCGGAAAGTCTTGGTGATTATTTGGAAAAATATTTAGACCAGAGACGAGAAGAACGTGATGGACCTGAAGATGATATTGCACTTTTTTTGGATAGTATTGGAAATATATTATTTCAAATTTATGGTTCATTATGGTCATTAAGATCAACATTTACACATTATGATCTTCATGTTGACAATGTAATGATTTATAGACCACATATTGATAAATATATTGAATTTGTCTATCATTTACCAGAAAATGACATTGTAACGTTCAAATCTTGTTTTATACCAAAAATATTGGATTATGGACGATGCCATTTTGATGCATCAAATCTACCAAATATGAAGAATGATAAAATACATCAATCTAGTTCATCTATATTTACAAATAATTTGGATAGAGTATGTACTGATGGTGGTATAGAATCTGGTTATAATATGAAAGAAGGTGAACCTGGTTCATATTGGTATATTAATCCAATAAGTAAAAATGAAAGTCACGATTTGAAATTATTGGCAGGTTTAAATGATGTTTTTCCAGCCTATGAGTGGGATCCATTTGCTATTTCTGATGTTTTGCATCAAATATTAAAAAATATTGTTTATGAAACACCAAATGGTACACCTGAAGATATTGGTGAATATGGTGATTTAAAGATACATAACATTACTGAAGCATTTTACCGTTTATGTCATGAAGTCTGGACATATAAACAAAAAGAATCATTATATGATGGAATGACAAAATTGGGCGTTCTTCATGTATATTTGGATCCCGTCAATATTAAACCAATGGAAATGATTTATAGTTGAATTTTGAAACTTGAGAGTTGAATATTAGATATTTATTTTCTATGAAATATTTAATATTGTTGTCGGGGCGATTTCGCACCATTTATTTCTTTATTCATTCTCGTAAAAGATGGTCAATATTTCATCACAACTTAGACTTTTGCGACGAACAAGTTCATTTGCCAAGATTTTCATTTGTGGTTTAATTTCTTCCAATACAAGTTTTGATTCTTTATACGCTTCTTGAATTAATTGTTCAATTTCATCATCAATTGATTCTCGTGTCTTTTCAGAATTAGTTGGTCCAAATATTAATTTCATCCCCATTCCATATTCACAAATCATCATTTCTGCGACTTTTTTGACTTGTTCTAAATCATGACTAGCCCCTGTCGTAGTATAAGAAAAATCAAAAAACAATTCTTCCGCAATTCTTCCACCTAATAGAACCATTAAATGTGAAAATAGTTTTGCACGTGTTTTGATATTATCCGTTTCAATCTCAAATAATGTAAATCCTGGTGTTTTTGGTGACCATGAATTTAATGTCACTTTAATTAAATTATTATAATCAGATACCAATAATCCAACCATGGCATGTCCAATTTCATGAATAGCAATTTGATAAAGAGCTTTTTGTGAATATTCATTTTCAGTACTTTGCCATCCAACTAAAACACGATTTACAATAAATTCAATATCTGAAAATGTTATTATTTCGCGATTATCGCGTAATGCTAATAACATGGCTTCATTCAAAACATTTTCTATTTGAGCGCCGGAACATCCTTGAGTAATATCTGTTAATTTATCCAAATTTAAAGATGAATCATATGGTTTTCCAATAATATGGATTTTTATGATTTCACGACGTGTTTTTGAATCAGGAATACCAATATAAACACTCTTATCAATACGTCCTGGGCGAGTTAAAGCTGAATCTAAAAGATCGGCACGATTTGTTGAACCTATTAAAAATACTCCATTACTATCTTGAAATCCATCTAAATTGACTAAAAGTTCATTTAATGTACTATCACGTTCATGATTATTAGAATTTTCATCAGTTGAACGTTTTCTTCCTAATGCATCAATTTCATCAATAAATATTATACAAGGTTTATTTGCATTGGCTAATTTAAAGAGTTCACGAATACGACTTGAACCAACTCCGACATATTTTTCTTGGAATTGTGAACCTGAAACTGCAATAAATCCAATATCTATTTCACCAGAAAAACATTTTGCAAGTAAAGTTTTTCCATTTCCAGGCGGACCTTCCATAATTAATCCTTTTGGTGTACGAACATTGAATTTTTTATATTTTGTATAATTGATTACACCTTTTCTCATTTCAAACGCCGATTTTCACGACATTAAAAAAACAAAAAAAGGTGTAAAATCAATAGTAGGAATTTCACCTACGATGGTCCAACTTTTTCCACTTCCTTTTGATTGGAATTGGTGAAAGACGAAATTTGGAATGCTGGATTTCTTTCTTGGTTTTCTATCCAACATTTGGTAATATTTCTTATATTTACCGCAGAATTCACGTCTCGGGTTCTAAATACGGTTTGTTTGTTTTCGCAACTCACGCAGTTAGAACACGATAATAGACGGAATACTTCTTTGTTTTCTTTTGTTTTATAGTAGCTTAAATTTCCCAAACAACCACAACATTTTTTGCTGGTATTACACTCGTTGATTGTAATTGTATCATACTTTTTATGGATTAGTTTTCTCAATCCCTTATTCATTGTAGGCATAAAATGTTTCATCTGTGTGCTTCTACTCCAATTTCCATAACCAATGAGAATATTGTCCCCAAATGTTTCCTTAATTTTATTGAGAAATGTATCTATGCTTTTCTTACCATAACTATAAGCCCGAAATTTCATTTTACGCCACACTTCTTTCTTGTAAAAATCCAACGTTTCCTTATTCAATTTATCTTTTCCTACCAAATATAATCTATACCTCTCCATATTTACAGATTTACTATTTTGAAACGATAATTGAGTTTCTTTTTCTATGATATTATGCTTCTTTTTTTCTACCAATAAAATACGTTGATTTGTCTTTTGTTTGCTTTCTCGTTTTCTTTGTGGTGCGGTATATTGTAATTTCTTACCATTTTCATCTACCATATAAACAAGGTTTCTTTTTCCCGGATCACAGCCAATAATATTTCTTGGTTTCAGATCGTTTAATTTCTCTTTGGATAAATCTTCAATGTTGTGAAACTCTTGGTCTGGAATTGTTGCAACTCTGTAACCCCATTTCTTATCTTTTAGGTCTTTACGTATAAACAACAAACTACAAGATATTCCATCTGTTTGAATTTGGTAATAAAATTGGTAATATTTATTTTTGAAAATCTTGTTTTTCATATCTAAAAACGCATTCCAAATATCATATTGATTATCCTTGATACTCTTGAGAAGTTCTCCCTTTTTAATTTTGTTTCCTTCCTTATCTGTTTCAGGACAGAACAAAGAAATAATGGAAGCTGTATCCAATAAAATATGTTTTGGAATGATATTGGTTCGTAATGGTAACGGTTGGAACAATTTATGTTCCTGATCTTCCAATACAGAGTTCATATACAACATTCCTTTCAAATACTCAAACTGTCGGGATTTTACATCATAATGAATATTGTTCTTGATATTGGAAGGAAAAATATGAGACAAATGAGTATGTTTCCACGCATCAAATGTTGGATCAGTTTCTTCTACCATAACAAGTTGATGTTTGAATTTGTGTAAAATTGCCTTATCTGCCGTAATATGATTAGTTGTTTTATTGATAAAACGTAAGAGATGTTGTATGAAATGTTCTTGAATATTGTTAGATAGACAAGTATGTATTTGCGTAGCAACGTAAGGCAACAAAAATGTTTGGTTTTTCAAATTAGATTTTTCGTGCTGTAAAAATGGTTGATATTCGGTAGCATAAAAGTCATCTAATTGCTCTAATAAAGTTGTATTTTTGCTTTGTTTTCCTCTATTATCACGTGTTCCTAAAGTTTTGATACAGTAGAGAATAAACGTTTCGTCAATAGTAGGAAATGTTATTTGTTTATGATAGAGATGTAATAAATACAACCGTATGAATTGATAAGTATGGATAACTAAATCATTAATATCAAAAACCAGTTCATTGAGAATAGGTTGCACCTCATCTTTATTACATAGAATAGTATTGAGTGGTATTTTGAGAGTTTTATAAGCGGATTTGTCGTTATTACGAAATTGTTGAAATTCTTCTTTGACTTTCTTCTTTTTCACCATTCTATATTATAAATAAAGATATTATATTTATATCCTTTTTTCAAATGATATAAATATTTCTAAATAGTTTCATTCTAGTTGTTTTCTTCCACAAATTTTGATTTCTTCTCCTTTTGTTTCAAATATGCCCGTTTAGCATATTCTTTAATTTTTTCAGGGTTTTCCGCCGCCAACTTTTGTTTTCGTGCATTAGCTTTTTTCTTTACTACTTCTTTATTTTTTTCGTAATAACTCTTACGACTATTGTTATAGTTTTCTAATTGTTGTTTAAGTTTATCATTTTCTTCTTTTAATTGTTTATTTTCTAATTCTAAATTATTCATTGCTACTATAAATATAGTGTATAATCTTTAAATTATTTAGAAAAAATAATATAAAAAATCGGCGTTTGAAATGAGAAAAGGCGTAATCTATTCATTTTGGATAATATATCCATCATTTCATCATCAATATTCTTTAGAGGATTGTGAGGATTTCTGGGATTATTACTCATTTTTACATGCAATAATGACCGGGTCGCACCGTGCGATTTGTTGATGACAAATGAATTACCACAATAAATAGAAAGAATAGACCATAAATATAAACATAGTGTGGTGGTATTGACCATTATGTATGTATGTATGTTGTTATGTCATAAAAAGATTTCTTTACACCGTTTTCTTTCATTCTTTTCGTCTTCAAATAATTAATTCTAGCCAAAGCCGTTGATTGAATGAACTCTATAATCCGACCATTAAATAATTAAATTCTTTTGTATTTTGCGATCTAGTTTGAATATCTTGATAAAAATTATCCATGTTTTTTTGCAATTGTTCAATCAACATTTTATTATTGCAATTAATAATTTCTACATCCCAATTGACTAGTTCAACAATTAAATGTACAGCATGATACAATAAATGCCGTCGTTTTTTAGTTGCACCAACTCCATGATAATCAATACAAAATAAATATAAAAGGGATTCCATTGATTTAATAATTTGAGACGACGGTTGCGTTGGCGCCGATGCTGCCGCTTTTATTAAAATATCCCAAAATATCCAAATAATATCACTTTTCAATTTAAATGGTACATGTACATCACGACGTTCACATTCTATTGGTCGTTTTCGTTTACGACAAAATGAATCAAATTCCACAATCCATTCTATCCAATAACATGCCATTGACATGTCACGATTAAAAAGTGAAAATGCAAATTCATTACATGCAATGAATATTTCTCGTGGATCTTCTTCTCTGAATATATCTTTTATAAATAATGAATTGGGTGCTTTACATTTTTTAGTCAATGTTTCAATTTCAAATTCATCTTCACGATTTATTTTTAGAAATGTATATATTGGCCGTTTAATAGAAAAAGATAATACACCGACAATTTGGGCGAATAATTTCCGGATACTATTTGAATTTCTATATTGGATTGATGATTTATCAATCAAATCTTCTCCTTCTAAAATCCCCAAATATATTTGACGTCGTAATTGCATATAAATTGCAACTTTTGGATTTGTAGTACAAACACAAAACATGAAACATTCCCAAATATCATCTTGATGTCCTGCACATAATAGTTCGGCTGCCCAATAATAGGCTGATTCTTGTTCGTCTGAAAGAATACTTTGAATCAATTCTTTTTTTACTTCTAATCGTTTGAATTTAGAAAAAGATGTCAATTTAAAATCCATTTCATTCCGATTATCTGAAATTCTTGTAATTGATACAGAGCCGTCCATATCCATATCTTTATCCATATGTATGCAGAATACAGTGATAATAATAAATACCAAAAGTCAACTTGTCAATTTTGTCAACTAGTAGTGGAGTTGTAATCTACACATTCTATATATCTATATAAATAAATGGTAGCTCATAGTAGTGTGTCTTATTATGGTGTGATTATTCTGGGAATTCTGACAATAATCTTAATAATTGTAAAAAGGAGTAATGGTGAGCGAAACATGTCAGCAGCCGCGGGAATGGAAGGTTTTCAACAAAATCAACCATTTATACTAAAACATGATGATGATTGTTATGACGAGTTTTATTGTCAAATTCATAACAAGCTATTTTATTCACAACCGTATATCAATTATTGTGTCAAAGCAATAATCCAAACGACATTTAAAAAGTCGGGAAAATCTTCGGCAATCTCCGATTCCGATTCGGATGAAACGGGGGAGGTGGATGCCACGACAACGCCAATATCAACAACAACAACAAAACAATCTCAATGTAAACGGAACAAGGAAAATGCCACTAGTGCAAATGGTGGAGTTTTATTAGATGTTGGAAGTGGCACTGGCAAGGCAGTTGAGGCATTTGTAAAACGCGGTTTCCAAGCATATGGAATTGATAAATCTATTTCTATGAATGAATATGCAAATGATAATTGTACTTTAGGAGCATTTAGACATGGTAATGTAGAAGAAACAATGTTGTATGAAACTAATACGTTTACTCATATAACATGTTTATTTTATACATTTTACTATTTTAATGACAAGGTTCTCTTTCTAAAAAATTGTCATGATTGGTTGCAACCAAATGGATATTTAATTATTCATGTGGTTAATGGTTTACAGCCTAGAATTCCATCTCAACAAATTGAATTAAAAAATTCACCAACCAAAATGATGACAGCAACACTTCCAGAACCAAAAACGGCTATAATGAAACAACCAGGATATTCATATGAAAGTACATTTATTACTAAACCAAATAAAATAGCAATTTGGAAAGAAACGTTTACCGATATTAATTCTAGTTATATCCGACAACATGAAAAAACTCTATTTATGGAAGAACCGGATGAATTGAAACAAATGGTTGAAATGTGTGGATTTGATATATCGGCAATTGTATCATTAGAACCTATTGGAGCAATCAATGAATTTTTGTATTTTTTTCAGAGTCAAATTTAATACTGCCGATATTTCGCAGTATTTTGTATTTCAAAGTAGAATATATAAATGCAATCGTTGCTAGTTTTGCAATTGGAACATCGTTTCATTTTTCGTGATGAGATGAAACGCAACGACAATAAATTATCCAACTTGGAAAAATCCAACTAGATAATTGAACTAATAAATGAACCTTGATAAGTCTCTGCGCCAATATGGCTTAAATTAATACTTACATCTGCATATATCTTTCCACCGAGTTTTGACCAACGGCTACAGAATAGCCAATCTTCTGAATAAAAATGACCATCTTCAACTCCAGTATCAAATAATGCAAAAGAATATTTTTCCTCACCTGGACGTGCAAATGAGACATCATCTACATAACGAGTGGATGGAAACCCTTTGAATAAATTTGTAATGGTATTGCGACGAATCATCATAAATCCTGTAGCTAAATGACGAACCTCGGTCAAATTATTTTCAATTGTCAAGACATTACTGACATAATTGACATTGTATCGTAATAAATTGTGTTGAATTAAATGTTCATCTGATACATATTCACGTAATTGTGAATTATTCTTCTTTTCAGTCCATGCTTGTATAATATTTGTATTATAAGGATTTTGAGGATCCTTGATAAGCTTGTCCCAATAATAATGTTTCAATGGATAAATTCCACCACATAAATCCTTCTCAGCCAAAACTAATTTCAGAATATCAACGGGTGACCAAACAATATCACTATCAATAAAAATCATATGCGTACATGCTAAATCATTCATTGCACGTGCAATCAAATTATTACGCGCACGTGGTACTAAACTATCATTTTTACAAAATTCAACTTGTAAAGGAAATCCAATACTACGAAATAATTCAATTGTTTGAATTAAACAACTCATATAATCTACAAAACACATTGAACCATAACATGGTGTCAAAATATACAATTTTGGTTGTTTTTCTTGAATAAATGTACGAAGTTTAATATCAAACTCTGTTGCACCTACAGATGAATATGTTGGTACATCGGGTGCGGCCATAGGGACATGGACAGAATCTGGTAAAGGGGTCTGTGTCCCGGTCTGGGTCTGTGATTGGGTTCCAAACATGTCATCGGTTGCTGAATCAATTACTTGATATTTACTTTGACTGTTCATTATTTTATGATGAATGAATATATTACAACGTTTTTATGTTATTTTGATACACATGCTTTAACGGGTTCATTTTGATATTCATGATAGTATCATATTCATTGGAATAATAAATAATATAAAACTCGTTGGAATAATATAAAACAATTGATATGATATTGTATATTGTATATTTTCCAATGTTGGGAATAGACGTCAGTAAAGGTAATAGTGATTTGAATGGAATAAAAGTTTCAATTGAAAGTATGGAAAAATATCATCAGGTGGAAATTTTGCGTATTATAAAGAAATATCCACAAGTTACATTGAATCAAAATAATAATGGAATTTTTATAAATCTCAGTTTATGTGGTCCAGCACTTTTGGAAGAATTGCAAGTCTATATGGCATATGTAGACAAACAAATGAATCAACTTGATGAATTGGAAATACACAAAGCACTATACAAACAATTATTATCGTAAGCAACGTAAGTAACAGAACATATAAAGACTTTTTAATTAATATATATATATTCTCGTAATCTAATTATATATATTTTATTTCATTAATTTTGTGAGTTTATGTACGCCGCAATTAATCAATTGCAACCATACATGTATAACAACAAGAAGGTACAGACTACTACGGTACCCCAGATAATAATACCAATAATATTGCCAGTACCAAAAGTATCAATGAAACCCAAATGTCCAATATCTGATGTACTATTATGGAATTGTATCATGATTTTACGTGATGATGATTCTGATGACCTATGTCAGCAATCGGGTCAAAATATACAACAATTTGTTACAGAATTTCGGTTAGATTTGTTAAAAAGAATACAAACTACACCGTCCGATTTAAAGAAAACTAATCAAAAAATAACATTATCCATAATTGAACAAATAAAGAGCGATTTATTAATTGGATGTCCATTTCGTTATGAACATGTTATTGCATTTGCTGCAATACATAAAAAACATGTATTTTTTGTATTTGAACATTCATTTTTTGAAATTAAAGGCGACAATACGGTGACAACTACTAATAATGGTGCTAATGAAGATGAAGGTGAAAAATTCAATCAAGATAATGGTACCAGATATATTTACATGTTTAATAAATCTGGTATGCATGCAACATCACAAAAAGAGTTGGAAACAGTTTTAATAGGAAAGTTTAAAATTGAACAATACAACAAGGTTATCAAAGGTGTATCTTCATTTAAATTAAGTGAACTAAAACATATATTGGATACATGGGAACAAGCAGACCAAGTAAAACAAGTGGTATCGGGAGATTCATCCAATATTGTTGTAACCAATGGTCCATCTATTACTGATGGTGGATCAGGATTAGCGGTAGGGAATGATAAAAAGGCTTCATTATATAATAAAATACGTGAATCTATAATGATTGAATCTGCTATTGATTTGCTTATTAATTCATTATCAAAGTTGCGATAACATAGACACATTTGTCATTCAATTCGCATCTAACACCAATAATTTCTGATTGAATTGTATCTCCAATTTTGACATCATTAAATCGTGGATGAAGGAAATGATGATCACGTGCAATAAATACTGTAATTGGATATATATCACTATCTTTATCATAAACATGACCATGTATTCCAGCTTTTGTAATCGTTTTTACTACACAATTGAGACGTTTTTTTTCCAATGGAAAACATACGTCAACTTCGTATACAATTGCAAATTCTATTTTTTCATGTTGAATTGTTCCGGCTGAAAAACTAGTGATATGTACTGAACCAGGTTTGACAAATCCTTCATCAACACATCTTCCTTCTATATCACGTTTTAATTCAGAATTGAGTAATTCTTTTATTGTATTGTTGACTTTGTACATTGGTACAGCAATCGTTTTTGTCAAAATTGATTTTGTATATAATTCATTATATGGATTAGCGGAAGTATCGGGAGTCTCGTCCCGCTCGGTATTCTGTTCACTTTTCATTTTTGGATGTGATTTGATTGATTGATTGATTATGTATTGATTGATTGATTGATTGATTGTGGATTGATTGATTGTGGATTGATTGATTGTGGATTGATTGATTGTGGATTGATTGGGTATTGTTGTAATGTGTAACTTTTATATTTATAATTATACATTACATTATTTTAGTTTATTTTTCTTTCAATTTTTTTCCATGTTTTGTTTATTTCTGGTTTCGTTATTATTTATTTATTCAGCCATCATCTATCTACCTAGAAAAGTACTACGATATATATGTGGAATCTCAAATTCATAAACAATTGAATCATCGCCATCATCTGCCCCGTCTCCATTCTCGCCATTATATTCAACAGTACCAGATACACCAGAACCACCATTACCTGTACGATTATATAATCGTGTTCCTATAATCGCGTTATCTCCACCCGAAAGATCCACTATATTCAATAATCTAGCTAGAAATTCAGATGGAGAAGATGAAGATGAAGATGAAGATGAAGATGAAGAAACGATTGGAACAGAAGAGGAAGATGAAGACTGATGAGTAGAAGTAGTAGACGTGGCCGAATCAACCGAATCAAATACTGGTATATCTGCTGCCCCAATATCACACCGACAAATAGGACATAAACGATGATCAATAACCCATTGATTTAAATGACCGCTACTAAAAACATGACCACATTGACGAATACGAGATATTAAGGTTCCATTAATAAATGGTTCTAATGAAATTGGACAGACTGTATCCCTGCCTAAATCGGGTGAATATATAATTTCTTCAATCGCGTTTTGAATTTGAACAGGTGTAAGTGATTCTTGATGAGGTTGATGATTCTGATGATTCCGAGTATTTTGTGCATTTTGACCACTTATATTTACTCCGATACCTCCAAGACCCCCAATTTCTAATCCAGATAATAATAAGAAAAGAAGTCTATCTTCTACCAGTCTTCTTGGATTGAGGGGTAAACTTGGACTATTTGGTTGCAGATGGGGTTGTAGATGAGGATGAGGATGAGGATGGGGATGGGGTTGTAGATGAGTATGAGGATGGGGATGGGGTTGTAGATGAGTATGAGGATGATGACGACGATTTACATTACTGATATTAGTAGGTATTCGGTTAACACTGGTACGTGCAGTTGCCATCATATTCAGAGTGCGCACTAAAATACCCGTTGTTTCATTATACATTCTCATATTTTCGTTGTATTCCCGAAGCAAGGTGTAAATCTTATATTCTTCGGTTTCATGTTCTTGTTCTTCTTGTTGTTGTGGAATATTTACAAAGTCGGGGTCAGGCAATGACATATACAACACTCTATATATAATAATGATTTGATGCTTCCGCAATAAATCACTATTTAATATTGGATTGACATGGAAATTATATAATAAAAGAATAGATGCATTTGAATATACTTGATTTTTATTGAATATAAAAATAATTTTGAATTTTATTCAATTCAATGCAATCAGAACCGCAATCCCCATCCCCATCCCCATCCCCAATATTAGGAATTGGACTTGTCAATATTGGAAATACTTGTTTTTTGAATTCATGTTTACAAATATTAATTCATACCAACCATTTGGATGAATATATGGATAAAACAACGGCGCCCGGGACCGCCCCTAGCGCCACCATTTCAGACATTTATTCAGAATATAATGCATTACGTATTGATTACACAAACCAAATGGATAATAATAATAATAAATCATCATCATCATTGCGTCCAAATAGACTTGTAATGGCTATTCATAATCATGCCATGAAAACCAATGCAACCAATTTCATGGGATGGAGTCAAAATGATATTTGTGAGTTTTTGTATTTTTTCATTGAAGGGCTTCAATTGATTGTTGCACCCAATGATACATCATTTACTAATACATTAAATTCTAATTCCACCATTTCTACAATTTGTCAAGATTATCAAAAGCATTTTTTTGCCAATGATGATGGTTTAAAGCAACTTTTTTATGGATTTCTTTGTACAAAAATAATAGATGTTGAACAAACCAAGATTCTCTCTGCAATTCCAGAAGCATTTTTAATTTTGACATTGCCGGTTCCTCTAATGGATAGATGTAATCTTGAAGATTGTTTGAATCAATATACTGGAACGGAATTCATGCATAGCGAAAATGCATGGGAACGTAACGATAATTCTGGAATTAAAGAAAATGTGTGGAAAACAACAAGTATTTGTGCATGTCCTCAAATTCTTGTAATCATGTTGAACCGATGTTGTTTTCTTTCAACTGGCCGAATTAAAAATAATTCATTCGTCACTATTCCTGTACAATTAGGAATTACAACTGATGCTGTATCATATGGATACGAGTTATATGGAGTATGCAATCATATCGGAAATGATTTACATGGTCACTATACTGCAAGTGTGAAATCAAGATGTAGGAATAATAATTGGATTCATTGTAATGACGAATCAGTTTGTGAAATAAATATTGATGATGTTATTGGTCGTGATGGTCGTGATGCATATTGTATATTTTATACATGTATAAAGAAAGAATTAATCAATCCCGCGTGATTATTTATTTGTTTATTATCCACGATGGTTTTTTATCCATCATTTATGGAAATGATTCGTATTATCCACGAGTACCAATAATTTTTCCAATGCCATATATATAGTAGTAGTATTAATATAATCAATCCATCAATCCATTTGTTGTAAAATATCAAATACTTATATTAGTAGTAATATAATAATGTCAAATACTAAAAATAATCCAATTGGACCAACAGGACCAACTGGCCGAACCAGTGCTAGTGCTAGTTCAACTGGACCAACTGGACCAACTGGACCAACTATATCAACTGCACCAACTAGACCATCTGGTTACGATGACATGTCATTTAATTTTGACATTGTAGAACATGATGTTGGTACGGGTAGAGATATATTGATTAGTGAAACAACTGTTAGTGCAAACTTCCTTGAACAAAACATATTCACATCTACAAATATTATCATTGGATTCTGGGTTTTAGGCGTAGTACTTATCATTTATTCAGCTTTTCTCTCTGATAAACATCTTGCTTCAAAAATTATCAATATTGTTTTGATAGTAATGTTTCTTTTCATTGTGACATATATTTACATGAATATGTCAGATGATGAACGTCACCATTTATTAAAATTTTCAATTGAATTTTCACGTGGATGGTGTAATAATCCTGTTCAATTTCTATGGACAATCGTTTTTGGTGCTGGACTTTATTTATCAATCTTTATTTTCCGTATTCCAATGGATGAAAATAAACCATTTGCTGTCAAAATAGTTGAAGGCAAGTTTTGGGGAATTTTATTCATGTTTCTAATCGTTTTCTTTTTCAAATATATTCTTCAAATTCCAATTGTTGATATTATTTGTGATGAATTGGAACAATTATTATCTTGGGGTACCAAAGAATCCAATGAAATAAGGGCAGATTTGACAGGGGGTCAAGGTGGATGGACAGGCGCGACAGGTGCGACAGGCGGGACAGGAGATGGAAATAATAATGGTAAAAGAAATAATAATGGTAAAAGAAATAATAATGGTAACGGTGGTAACGGTGGTGGTGGTGGTGGTGGTGGTTATTATGGTAATATGATCAACACATTGGATAGTTATGCATCATCATCGTCATCTTCTGGACCAGAAGAAGTCTTTAATATAGCAAATAATTTATATACATATGATGATGCTCAAGCAATATGTTCAAGTTATGGCGCTCGCATTGCCACCTACGACGATGTAGAAAATGCATATAATAATGGGGCTGAATGGTGCAGTTATGGATGGTCGGCAAATCAAATGGCATTTTTTCCTACTCAAAAAAATACATGGTTAGGTATGCAATCTGACCCTGACAAACAAAATAAATGTGGTCGTCCAGGTGTAAATGGAGGATATATGAAAGATCCATCTACCAAATTTGGAGTAAACTGTTTCGGTATTAAGCCAAATCCTACAGATACAGATTTGAGTTTAATGAATAAACGCCAAACATCTCCAACCCCATCTACACCTCAATCAACTGCAATGCAGGCAAAAGTACAATTTTGGAAAGAAAATGCTGATAAAATGTTATTAATTAACTCTTATAATGGCGATAATTGGTCAAGATTCTAATGAACCAATTCTCTTAACAATGTTGTTGTTTCTTTGATACCATCTGGCCGGGTGCCGGGGGGCGAAGCCCCCATGTACGACCATATTAGGTTCATGTCTAGGTTATTATTGAAATTCTATAAAGGATATGGCATTGTCTTTTGGGCGTCGTATATGGCGCTTCGCGCCCCCGCAAGTGAACCTAACAAATCTTATTTAATCAATAATAATCAAAAGAATGATTTTTTTTTATACTTTTGATTTCAAGCCGGAATACAAGTTCACTTAATCTTTAATTCTGTAATCCAATCAAATACTATGTGAAAAAAAATAAATGATGACAATACAAATTAAAAAGTATCATCATTTATTTGGTCCGTCGCCGCGTCAATCGTGCCATTTTACGTTCATTTTGCTTTATTTTTTCTCCGTTCCGTTTCGTCAACTTCAACCCTTGACGTTTTCTCGGATTATCTTTTTTCGTCGCATTCGTCGTATTTACCTCATTCTTAATAATATGATGATCACCATATACTTTATTATATAATTTTGTTACTATAGAATCACTCAATACAGTAACATCCCCAACATCCCCAATATTCCCAACGTACCGACTATCACTACCATTATCTTTATTATTGCCAATACTACCACCACCTCGTACTCCATTCATTATTTTAACCACGTTTTCTTCTAATAATGACATCCCACACGGTAAAGCATAATATTCCATATCCTTTTTTTTACAATACTATATTATATCTATATACCATTAATTATTATTATTCTTGTCTTGTCCTGGTTATACGATTATACGATTAATTACGTCTAGATTTTCGGCCATGTCGTCTTCGTCGTCGTCCTCCAACAATAGATTTGTATCTATTCATAGTTCGTCTCGTTTTGCGGCCACGGCCACGACACGTTCTTGTCCTTCTTTTTCCTCCAGTTGCTGTCCAAGGATTATTTTGTGCCATCATATTATTGCCCGGTCCCACTGATTGTTGTTGTCCTGGACCTCCAACTACCGACGTAACATAAGTTGAAGCATTGTTTCCACAAGTAGACATTCTTTCTCTTTATATACATTTCACCATTATATTCTTCACATCTCTTTTTATCCGCGACGACCAAATTTACGGGTTCCTCTGAATCTTCGTTTTCCATACATTTTGCGTGTATCCATCATCATTCTATTTCCTGGGCGATAAGCATTTTGAGCCATAAGAAGCACTAAAGGTGCGCCCATTGAAGTGGCACCAAAATCACCACCTCTTTGTCTGCGGTTTCTACGATGATTACGTGCTGATTTTGAAGATCTACTATGACGGGCCATTTTATATTATAACGCAAGATTTTTATCATTCACCCATGACAGTTTTAATAATAATAAAAAATTTCCTAAAATTAAGACAAACAAAAAGACATTTAATATACAAATAGCCCAAATATAAGGATAAATTGAATTATAGATCAAACCGACGACTGGTTGCATTAATTCTTTGGTTGTTCTTTTCATTAATTCGCTTTGCAAAATTTCGTAACAACTTTCGCTAAATGTTTTCATTCTCTGTCCATCACATCCAATTATACGGTTGTCCATACTTTGTTAGTTTACATTGATTATCATAAAATGTTTTTTTGCGCTGCACGCGCAAGATTTTTGTAGACTGAATATTTATTTACATGAGTGAAATACAAATTTTTGAACCTACAGATACCTTTCCATTTGATTCGTTGTCAATGCGAACACCTGTACAGATTTCAGGTGGAATCATTTTCAGCAAGTTTGCAGTTGGGTTAGGAAGAGAACCTCTTTATATTAAAACACCAATTTGTACTACAAAACAAGGTCTAGTATCATCATCAGGTTCAAAGAAAATGCATTGTGATTTGATGTTTTCTAATAATGAAGATGATGAATTTGTCAGATGGATGGAAAATTTGATACAATTTACACAAAAAACTATTTTATCCCATTCATCGTCATCATCATCGTCGTCGTCTGACATCAAATCTAAACTTTCACCACCACCCTCTATGATTTGGTTTCAAAATGATTTTACTGAACATGATATTGATGATGCATTTATAAGTCCAATGAAAGCTTTTCGTGGTGGAAAATTTCAATTACTAAGAGCATCTATTCATATTGAAACTAATGGTGAACCTGGTATAAAAGTATATGATGAAAATGAAAATGATATTAATATTGAAAAAATTCAAGAGACTTCAAAATTAATGGCAATTCTAGAAATCCAGGGAATTAAATGTTCTTCAAAAAACTTTCAATTAGAAGTATCTATAAAACAAATAATGGTTTTACAATCAAAAAATATATTTACAGATAAATGTCTTTTAGCAAAAAACAAACCTTATCCGCCTGTAGAAGCCATCCCCTTTTTCCCTGATCAAGTCGTCCCGATTTTTCCTAGTCAAGATACCCCGATTGTTTCTAATTCTTCCGAATTTGACTCGCTAAACAATAGGGTACTGGATGAAAACGAGGCAATACGAGTAGGTGGAGGTGGAGATGAAGGTGGATGTGGAGATGAAGGTGGAGTGGATAAACAAGTCTACGAAGTACAAGAACTTACTCAAACACCGAAACAAAAAAACAAACAAAAAAACAAACAAAAACAACAACAATGCCCGGTACAACTACAAAATGAACAACATGGTCAAGATGATAATGAAGCAATAATCCAAGACATTGTTCTTGGGCAAGAATTACCACATGACCAAGAATATGAACAACAACATGACCAAGCAACAATACAAGATGTTGATCAACAAGAATATGAACAAGAACAATGTCAAGAACAAGAACAAGAACAATGTCAAGAACAAGAACAAGAACAAGAACAAGAACAAGAACAAGAACAAGAACAAGAACAAGAACAAGAACAAGAACAAGAACAAGAACAAGAACAAGAACCAGAAAAAAAACAAGTACTAGGACTATCCAGTATTTCATTACAATCTTCTTTGGACAATGATGAATTGGAGGAACTAGATTTAGACAATTTTATTTCAGAATCGTCATCATCAATTGATGAACCTATTTTGTCTCAAAACAAAATATTCTATAAAAAATACCAATTGGCACGACAACGGGCAAAAGATTCTCGTGCCGAGGCAGTTCAAGCATTTATGGAAGCTAAAGCGATTAAATCAAAATATAATTTTGATAATCTAGAAGAAAGTGATGTTGAAGAGGATAATGATAATGATGATGATGATGATTCAATTGGGAATCAGGAATTTTGAAAGGCAATAAATTGCAACAAATCAATATACTTTTGAATGATTGAATATTGAATGAATAATTGGGTTTATCTATCCATCTATCAATAACTAACAGTTGGACGACAATAAACCAATAAACCAATAAACCAATAAACCAATAAACCAATAAACCAATAAACCAATAAACCAATAAACCAATAAACCAATTGAACTCATCACCATAACTAAATCAATAATTTCCTAGACAAATATATAATGGCGTTCAAGCAAATGACATTGGGTAAATTGCTTACCCCTACACGTATTTTTGTGATTATGGTGGCCATTCTTTTAGTATATATTTTAACTAATTATTCCAACGATAAACAATGGAATACAATGGATTCATATACAGGTAATGGAATTGGTAACAATTATAATGGAATCCCTTCAATGCTGAATGAACCATCAATGGCAGGGGGACCATCATCATCCTATGTACAACAACAACCTCCTCCTCTTTCTTCTTCTCCTACTCCTTCTTCTCTATCAAAATCATCTGGAAACTATTCATCAAATTCCAACATTACTAATCCTAGCGATTTATTACCAAAAGATGGTAATAGTGATTGGACACGATTAAATCCCGCTAGTAATAATAATGGAATAGTTGCCCCTGATTTGTTATCCGCAGGTTCACTTATAGGATTAGATACTGTAGGGCAAACGTTGAGAAATGCCAATCTTCAACTTCGTTCTGATCCTGTGATTCCAGTTGCACCAGTTGGTCCATGGAATCAGAGTACAATTGAACCAGATTTAATTCGCGCACCATTTGAAGTCAATTCATGTACCCGGTAGAAAATATCAATCAATCAATCAATTCCGTATCCATTGTTCTAATTCTAATGTGTAATATATAGCATTAGAATTACAACAATGATATTGTCAAATATATCGTGTTTCGTCGTATTTGTGGTTCTTGTCGTTGCTGGACTATGGATATATTACAATCAAGACCAATTTGAATTAAAATGTATTCTTTCAACTGTAGATGGGAATAAATATTGTGTCCGGGATACACGACGTCAACAAGATTCTGCTGATTTATTAGCCGACGCAACTATCCGTATGATAAAATTAGTAGATTATGTAAATGGAAAATATAATGATAATCCAGCAATTCAACGATTAGTAGCTGGATTTAATCCTAAAAAAATTACCGAAACTTTACCAAATTCGGAATTTGTTGCATATTCGGAAAATAAAAGTAAAATGTCATTTTGTCTTACTGAAGAAAAGAATGGATACAAAATGATTGATATCAATACTTTAATGTTTGTAGCAATTCATGAATTAAGTCATATCGCAACTAAATCAATTGGACATAAACAAGAATTTTGGGATAATTTCAAGTTTTTATTGATTGAATCTGAAATAATTGGTATTTATGCTCCTCAAGATTATAAAAAAGAACCAACTGAATTTTGTAGTATGAAAATTAACGATAATCCTTATTATGACATGTGAAAAGACGATTATACTCTAGATACATGGATTAATGATTTCGTGCTTGAAAGTTTTCTACAAGGTCGCTTTGGTAATAAAGTATGAATAATAATGCCAAAAATGTGCCAACTACTTTATCTAATAACGTGTAGAATATAATCAATGATATGAAAAACAATTTACCTAAAGCCGATTGAGACATGTATAAGAAATCCAATGGAAAAAGTACATAAAACAGCGTAACACAAATTGGTAAAAATTCTGCAATAATAATCAAGTCAATCATAGACCAGTAGCGTAGGATATATATATATCTTGGTAATAATCACTAATTACCAAATTATCAATTATTATTGATTATTATCAATTATTATTGATTATTAATGACTAAAATACAAGGAAGAAACCTAGAATGGAATAAAAAATAACATTTGTTTCATAAACAATTCCAATTACGAGATGGACAACAAAGTTTGGAATAAAGTTCATCTCCATCTACAATATAGTAGAAGTGTTACAAAACAAGCATGTCTTTAGCAATGACCGCGGCTTCATGGTCAAGCGATGACATGAACACAACAAGAAGAAGAAACGTTCCTATTCGTCGTACCATCCGTAATTCTTCTTTAGATAAAAATGATTTTTCACCTTCTAATTTGAACCGTAATGAAAACTTTGCGCAATTTTCCACCGATGATTCTTCATCTTCATCTTCATCTTCATCTTCATCTTCATCTTCATCTTCATCTACTTCTTCCTCTTCTAATCCCTCCAATCCTGTAGTAAAGTCATCATCATCTGTCAATGTACAAGAAATTATTAAAAAAATGGGAATTTTAGAAACAAATGATGGAACTGGTCTTGCCGATTTTCGTCCTCCCCCAATTCCACAATTCACAAAATTACCAGCTGGTCGTGATGATAATAATAATGCAAATGCTGGATACAAACCAGCATCCCCTATACCTGCTGTTTCAAAAATTGCAGCAGCAAATGATTTAGGAATGTATACAAACTTTCGTCAAGTTCATGAACCAAGTGCATTCTTTAAACCAGTTCAACACCCAACTGAAAAAGATAGAGTATTGGAAAAGCTTAATTATTTAGTTCATATGATGGAAGCATATCAATTAGAAAAAACTGATAATGTAATTGAAGAATTGGTATTGTATTCATTCTTGGGAGTTTTTATAATTTTTATTTGTGATGCATTTGTCCGAATTGGTGGAAGAAATAAATAAATAAATAACCAATGCAGCCAAATTCTATAGGATTGGCGATGATTTCAATAATTGATTCGCATGACTTGAATAAAAAAAACACGATAATCCGAGGGCAGTAGTACAAAAACATAATACTGTAACCGTATAACACACACTAGCTGCTATTTTTAAGGGCGATGGTTTATTACCGTTATCGCCATCTCCATAACAATCTCTAATTGAAAACATGCTAGCTGATAGTAATGATAATAATGACATGACAATTATGATTTTATATTGTGATTCTTTATCAGATTGTTGCTGTGAAAGAGGTGATGCGAGAACATATCTCCATGCTCCCATCAAAATTAATGAAAGCATCAGAAATGCCAAGGATAAACATTCCATAATCATGAATAATCTAGTCGGACCAGATTCGGTTACCGATTTGGTACCAGGTTTGGTACTTTTCACTCCAAAATATTTATCAATAAATACATGAAAATGGAATCCAATTGGTATGATTGGTTTGAGTATAAAAATCATAATTAATATGTAGGGATTAGTAAGAGAATATAAAAGACAACATCCAATTATTAAGATTATAAATGTGAATATCAAATATCCCCAACTAAGTGCAATATTTAATAATTTTTGATTTGTAGGTTCTCTACATATTGGTTTCACCCATAATAAACTTTTATCAAATGATGTCAAGTAAGTAGCAATTTTATCAAATGGTTCTTTTAAACGCCCCATAATAGTTGAAGGGGGGGTACTAAGGCCGGATACCGAGTGTTCTGTCCAAAATATGATAACAAGATATATCCAAGCAATCCCGATTCCAATTCCATATTTTATAAAAATCTTATCAAATTCCTTTCCCATTACATTACTTATATTGCCAAATAAAGATGCAATTGGCATAATTAATTAATTACAATTAATAATGATTATAATTGAACGATGAAATGAATGATTTATACAATACAATAGGTTTTTATGTTCTCAATTCTTAATTCTCAATTAGTTTCCATTAGACTAGTACAACGTCATGACAATCTATAATAATTTACTTTACTAGAATTTTATTTGTTTTATTTGTTATTTATTACCTGTTATTTTGTTGATTAATAAATTGTTCAAGTATAGCAACGTCACATGTCATATATGCATGTTGGAATTTCTTCAATGATATGATTTTCGGTTTCTTCATCTGAATTGTTTGATAAAAAATATATGGTCCATACTTGCCTATTCGTATAGACATGTATGAACAAACTATTCTACATATTCCATTTTTTTCTTTTCCAGGTTCATTTGGTGCCGGTGTCGTTAGAAAGGTGACTATATCAGAGAGTGTAATCTCATCAGGTGGAATTTGAATGTTTTTAATACTAGTTTTATTTTGTCCATCTTCTCCCCATTCAATGTATAAACCAAATTTCCCTTTTTTCAAATATAATGGATGACCTTCATAGTCTCCTAAAGAGTAATTAGATAATGCCAATAACTCTTCCAATTTATATCCACCTTGTCCTAATTTTATCAAATCTAAATGAATATTTGAATCAATCGTTTTTAGTTTTGTTTTAAATTTCTTCACAGAGGAGGATGCTGTACCTTCCGCACGACGAATATCCCCACAAATATCATCCTCATCATCATCCTCATTCTCGTGAATAATCAACGTTTGTTTAATTATCGGCCCATTTTTAAGAAAAATGACTTCATGGGTTTCATCCAATGGAAATTTTTGTTCACCATCCTGTTTTAGAAATTCCATACTTTTATTGATAGATTCTTGACATCTATTACAAACAATTATCCAATCTTCAGAACCATTTGCAATTAAATCTAAATGGGTTTCCATTTCCGCAGTAAATGAATATGAAAACAATGTATTGAAATATTTGATTAAAAAATCAATTGTACGTTCACCAAGTTTTGTAATTACAAGTTTGTTTTTTTCATTGCCGAATATTTTATCCACTTGTTTTTCTTCAATAGAACCTTCTTCTAATAGTTTCAAATCAAAACATTGAACTAATTTCCCTTCAATATTGTTTTTTTTTGTCGTGTATCCACGTTGTTGAATGATGTCTATAATTGAAGAAAATGTAGATGGACGACCAATACTATTTTGTTGTAGTGTTTTAACTAAACCGGCTTCAGAATAATGTAGGCAAAGACCATTGACATTTGGAAAAATACTGGCTTCTATTAAATTATATTTGACAACTTTTCCTTTCACGGCTAAAATATTAAGCGAATTCCACGTTTTTTGTAATAATGCAATTTTTGCGGAAGTAGTCTGAACTATTTTCCATCCGATAATTTTAGGATATTCAATTGAATAGATATATTCCATACTTTGAGGTGCTGAAATTGAGATTTCCAATACATTGTATACAGCAGTATTCATACATGCTTCAATTGAATGCTGATAAATAAGTTTATATAAAGCTTTTTCTTTGGAACTAAATTTAGTAGAAGAAAGTTCAAGTGTATTCAATGATGTTGGACGAATAGCTTCATGTGGAAGAAAAGATTTCAATGAGGAATCGGACATGGGAACATCTGGATTGGAAATACATTGATTATAACGTTGTTTTATGTAACAATTTACTTGTTCATGAAATATGGATGAAAAAATGCAACTATCTGTGCGTGCATATGTTATATGACCATTTTGATATAATAATTGACAAATATCCATTGTATCTTTTGGTGAAATATTTAAATGATTAGATGCTGCTTGTATAAGTGAACATGTATTAAATGGTAAAGGAGGAGAATAACTACAGATACTTTGTTTTACTTTAGTTATAGAATGTGAAAAATTAGATGATTCCTTCAAAAAACTTCGTACATTATCAATGTTCATATTGTCCATATTTTTATCACCAATGATTAGTTCAAATGGAAATTTTTGTGTAAAGAAATTACCAAAGATACGATATTTTTGAACATTAGTAGATATTTCTTCTGCACATTTTTTCCTGAAAATTTCATCATCATGAATAAGACGTAAAGCAGGGGTCTGACAACGTCCAGCAGAAAGCGTGATATTTTTCGTTGTACCAAAATCAGTATTTGTACCACCACCTACATATTTCCATAATAATGGTGAAATTTTATAACCAACCATTAAATCTAATATTGTTCTAGTTTGTTGTGCAAGGACTAAATTCATATTTATAATTTGAGGATTATTGATTGCATTCAATATAGCAAAAGATGTAATTTCACTAAAAACAATTCTGCGAGTCGTATTCAAATCTAATCCAGATGCACGGCAAATATGATAAGCAATTGCTTCGCCTTCTCTATCAGCATCAGTTGCAATTATAACATTTCTAGCAATTCCTATTTGGATTTTTAATTCATCAACGATTTTACCCTTGCCTGCTATAATACTATATTTAGGTTCAAAATTCTTACCATATCCTGAAAGTTGATAAAAATGTCCTTGTGTAGCAATTACTTTATAGATTATACCACCAGCGGTACAACCATCGTTTGATAAAATATTATGAATTATTGGACATTTAGATGGTGATTCTACAATGACCAATGTATGGTCACATGTATACATCGGCTTTTGTTTCTTCAATGCTTTTCCATATACTAGTATTTCAGTGTTATTAGTTGCAGTAGCAGTACTCATAATTAATAATTGAGAATTTATATTATAATATTATTTTGGTTTTATCTCTTGTTACAATCAATGGTATTATATTTGTTATTGTCTGTAACAACATTAACAAATATAAAAAGCATATGTGAGTATGAGTGAGTCAACTTTATTCCAAATGTACATTTTTATATTCCTTCCAAGTTATATTTTTTGCTGGGATCTCAATATTTTCCGAACCTGGAACTAATCCTTGACCTGCACCTGCACCTGAACCTGCACCTGAACCTGCACCTGAACCTGATGATGATGATGATGATGGTGTAGCATTTCGTAATGCACTATCAATAAATAATTGTTTTAGTAGTTTTCCAATCATTAAAGATGCTTCATGAAAATCACATTTGTTATCTTCTATTTGTTTCAATATAAATAGAAATTGACTCATAATTTTCATATCTAATTCCCGTTTACAAGCTCGTCTAAATATATCAGTGTAATTGTTAAAAAGAAATGAACATTGACTTTCGGCAATTTCTGTGATATATTTATATTTAGAATCATTATCATTACTATTAATATCATTATCATTTCCGCCATTTTCCAAAAGAATATGTTGAAGTTTGAGTAAATCACGGGCAATCAAGTCACTGTGTTTAAGATGAAGGATATTGGCAGTTTGGTCTTCAACTCCTTGTTCACGAATCATTCTTTTTAGATTCAATCGTTCACATTCTGTAATCTTCATTGCTGATTGTAATTGTAATCCTGATTCTATATCCCGTACATCTTCAGTTTTATCCATCTCAATTTATTTATTATATATTATAATACAAATAAACAGAATTTATATCGTTTTATGATGAAATGTTTGGATAAATTTATTGATTTATGGATTCATGAACGGCAACTCAATCACATAAGAACACCTCACTTTATTATTGTCGCATAATAAAGTTTAATGTCTCTTGCAAATTTATAGAGATATGAAAAAAGAATGGATTATTTGTATTGCCATAGTATCCACATTGATATTTGTGTCATTTTTAAGTTCAACACATACGGTTCCATATTTACCTAATCGGAGATTTCAATCTCAACCTGCTTTGTATGAAGGATTGACTACACAAACAAAAGATTCTAATGATGCAATGGATGAAGATGTACCCGCAGCAAAGACCAAATCCATCAAACCCCTTACCATTGCCCATGATAAACTTAAAAACAAAAAACCCAAAACTAAAGCAAAAGCAAAACCAGATGAAACAGAATTTGAAGATACTGAAACATTTCAAAATAGATTAGAGGGACAATCGTATGGTGGAAGTTCTGAACCTCGTAATATGTGGTACATGTCTGATGTAAAATCTAGTCTTGAATGTGGTACAAAAAGTGCTGCACTATCAAATTCACGAGGATATTTGTGTCTTTCTCAAGACCAAATCCGGTATTTACAAACACGTGGTGGCAATGCTACCACACGAAGTGATTTTTAAGTGATTAAATAGGATAAAGCTTATAGCCGATTAACTACATCTACGTCTAGTATTTTATCAATAAATCTAATAAATCAATAACTCGGACACATGGTTCTTAAGAAAATCCAGAAAAAGCAAAAATTCCAAGGAAAATCAAGTTCTAAAAATATAAAACCTGATTCTCATTCTGGTGATTCTGATTCTGATTCTGGGTCTGATTATGAAACTGAAAACGATGAAGATTCGCAGTCTGAATCCGAGTCTGAATCTCCCTCCGAAGCTGAATCTGATTTGGAACTAGAATCTGAATCTGAATCTGAATCTGAATTGAAAGCATCAAAATCCAAATCTCATGGAAAAACCAAATCTAAAGGAAATGGGAAATCAAACGAAAAATCCAAGTCTCATGGAAAATCCAAAACAAGAGAGTCTCATCCATCGTCGTGTCGTAACCATTCATCCAGTGGGTCAAAAGGTGATCCAAAAGAGACACAAAAACCAAAATCAAGGAAAACAACCAAATCTACTAAAAATGAGCCAAAACCAGAATCAGAATCACAATCAGATTCAAGTTCAGATTCAAGTTCAGATTCTAGTTCTAGTTCTAGTTCTAGTTCTAGTTCTAGTTCTAGTTCTAGTTCCGATACCGAAACAGATTCTAGTTCCGATACCGAATCAGTTATTGGACCTCGTCAAGACGCCGCATCCCAAATTCTTATTTTATTAGGCGGAGGAAAAGAAGAGGATGAAGATGATGAGGAGGATGATGATGAAGAAGGTGAAGAATTTCTACGGCGAAGGAAACATGAAGATTATGGTTCGGAAGATGAACGCAATTTTATGAAGGAAGATTATGAAAAATTGGAATCCACCAATCACAAGGATAATCGTAAGAATAAAAAGCATATGAAGCATATGAAGAATGAGAATAATGGGGCGAATGAAAAGAGGAAACATAATCAACAACGTCAAAAAAATGATGATGCTGATGGATATAATAATAATATTAATGGTGATCGCGTCACATTGGATGAACCCGATGTCCAATGTGAATACAAGGAACTTGTAGATTTACAAAAACAATTAATGTCTAAATTTGCAAAATCACCAAAAAACAAAGTTTTAGAAAATGCAATTAAAGATTGTCGTAAATCTATTAAAAAATTAATCAAGGGCGCACGTAATCAGAATACAAAAGATTATATGAAATTATTACGGGGTGGCCATAAACAAGAATCCAAATCTACTGAAGTTGATTTTTTCCGTCGTAAATTATCAAATAAAGAACAAATAAAAATCATGAAAGAATTGAAAGAAGTCAATAGTCATGTATTTGTTGATAAACCATATCGTTTGGCTCTATTGGAATCAAAAATACCAATAAAATCCAAAGCCATGGCATTACAACGACTTAATATGTTATCAAAAATGGACCCAAGTGATAGTGAATATTTCAAAATTAAAAATTGGTTAGATTCATTTATGCGTATTCCATTTGGAGTATATAATGAATTGTCAGTATCTATTACTGATGGAGTAGATGCTTGTCATGATTTTATAAACAATGCTAAAACAGTATTAGATGATAGTGTATATGGATTAGAGGATGCAAAAGTACAAATCTTACAAATGGTGGGACAATGGATGGCAAATCCAAGTGCGGTAGGAAGTGCAATTGCAGTAAAAGGTCCACCAGGAACAGGCAAGACTTCACTTGCAAAAGAAGGAATAAGTAAAATATTTGGTCGTGAATTTTCATTTGTACCATTGGGTGGCGCAAGTGATAATAGTTATTTAATTGGTCATTCCTATACATATGAAGGAAGCATGTATGGACGTATTGTTCAAATATTGATGGAAAGTAAATCCATGAATCCAATAATTTATTTTGATGAATTAGACAAGGTCAGTGGTACACCACATGGTGAAGAAATTATTAATGTATTGGTTCATTTAACAGATAGTACCCAAAATTCTCAATTTCATGACCGTTATTTTTCTGATATTTCATTTGATTTGAGTAAATGTTTATTTATTTTTAGTTATAATGATGAATCTAAAGTAAGTCCAATTTTACGTGATAGAATGTATACTATTCAAACTCAAGGATATGATGCAAAAGAAAAATTGGTTATTGCAAAAAACTATCTTTTACCTCGTATTCGTGAACAAGTAAATTTTTCTGAAAATGATGTTATTATTTCAGATGATGTTGTTCAACATATTGTTAGTAAACATGAACTAACCAAGAATGAAGAGGGTGTTCGTAATCTGAAGCGTTGTCTAGAAATTATTTATACTAAACTTAATTTATATCGGTTAGTAAGACCAGGTTCTACCTTGTTCAAATCACAAGCAACATTGAAAGTGACTTTTCCACATACGGTAACACGAAGTGATGTAGATATGCTAGTGAAAAGTACTGATAATTCATCACGAGGATTACTTGCAATGTATGTGTAAAGTTGCGCGCCGAATACATACACCACGAAAAAACCAACAATAAAAGAGTATTTTTTTAGTCATAATTGGAAATAATGTTTCATTGAATATTGATCATCAAGTAATATTATTCATTACCTAAATATAATGAATAATGTTTGAAATTGGAAGCGGTGGATAAAGAAACCACTGTGATTGGTACGTAAGACCCGAATAAGTAATTTGGCTAATTATTGCATAATATGGAAATGTACTAGACATTGTGTATTAATGGATTAGTATTTTTTAATAATATACATATCGCTACATGATTTTTTAATTGGTGTTCATGTTATTCATATGTGTTTTCTTTTTGTATTTTTTCGCTTTTTAGTGCGATTACCACCACCTGGGGACTTACCTGGGGACTTGGTAAAGAGATAATCGCCAATGTGGTTGACCATATCAGATGGGAGACTATGGATACGCGATCTCGTTTTTTTGTTCTTATCTATGCGCTCCAAGGTTCGTCGCGACAAAGCGTTTTTGAAGGTTTCGTTAAATCGGGTTTTATGTCTTACCGATTGAGGGGGTTTATGGTTGAACATCCAATATACAGTTTTATCATTATTTAATACAGCACGTACTTGTTGTGTATTATCATAAAAAAAATCTTTCGTCCTTCCTTCTTCTTTTCTCCAGGTTTCACTTACATAATCTGATTTGGGTTCGTTTATTCGCCAGATCGTATTTTCCAACGTAGGTACATTTTGCTCACCAACAAAAAGATGAATGATGTTTGTGTATTCTTCATCTTTTATTACAATTCCAATTGAAGTAATCAATGAAGGATCATCTACCATGTTATGATCAGGTGGATCGTGAATACCATCTATGTACGACGTAACCTGAATTCTTATATAATTAGTTCCAATTTTTTTCAATATCTGCGTGTGAAAAATTGTTTCATCTCCTCTAAGCCTTATGGCTTTCATGGCATCTATTAATATACTAGGTTCTACAAAAGCATCCATTCGGGCATCACCCCCATTCACGTCGTCATCAAGTATGCCATGAATCTCAATAATTTCCGTTAACTCGGGTGAAAATCTGACATCCATACATTCAGGTATTGATGGAGTAATCGTTATACTTAGTGGTTTCAACAAATTTAAGCGATATTCTCCCTCCCACCAAGTGTGGTTATAATTAGCTTGCTGTAGAATTGTGTCTGTGTTTCTTGTCGCAACACCCATGACTCGGCTGTGGTTGAGAAATTCCTCCTCTACGGCGTATATGGGATTTTGCATCACCTACTATATTTGTTTGTTATATAATAAACAAATATACTAAAATATAAAAATCGTAAGAATAAAAAAATACAAAGTTGTAAAAAATAATGATGATGATGATAATACTGATAATAACAAAAAAAATACAATGATTATAATCAAGATTAAATTACATTTCTGTTTTGGGTAAAATTTCAGCATTATAATAACAGGACAAACTGTTCAGTCTAACTAATTAGCAAATTAACAAATTAACAATGGACGCTCTATTAATTGATATTGTACCATGGCCATGCCCAATAACCACCTTCTAGACGAGAACCATTAGTACATTCTATGGCAAATGAAAGATGCAATTGACCCCGAGTCTCCCATATCCAAACAGTATATTTGGATATATGTGATAGACGGAAAACATTTAATCTGTCTTCTATGGTGGTCATCATCCATGAATTTGGAAGATGAGTTTCAACCAATTGTATACAATCGTATATTTCAATATGTCTTTGTTTATGCATTCCAATAATAAAACGATGTCTTTCTTGAGTAAATACTCTCCATAAATTCATTTTATGCGCAGCAAAACAAATCTCTGGGATAACGTTGTTGGAGAAAATTGATTTGTAAAGCTCAATATCAAATGAAATTGGTGAATATGTACAATGACTGTTTCCCCCCATACGAAAAGTTGACGGAGTTGTTGTCGTTGTATTTTGAGTTGTTGAATTTTCATAGTCATTGTAATAACCAAGTTCCGATGGCAATTGAAGTGATAAAACCATAGCACTCATTTTAGTTGACGATATTGATTGATTGTGTCAGATTGATTGAACGATTGATTAGATTGAGTGTGCCGGATTGATTTTGATTCTGGTTTTGATTTTATTATGATGGTTTTGAATAATAAAATCCGTTTCAATTTTTTTTTCAATCTATATTGAGTTTTGATAAATATTATTCATTTTGATATTTTGGCGCACTACATTGAATTTTTTATTGGAATATATGCAATCTTTCTAGTAGGTCCATTGACTGCATCTGTAAAGAATTTATAAGTAATGTATCCATATCCATTATTACCAAATGATGTTCCATATGAATTTTGAAAAACAAATACACCAGTAGAACCATCCGCCTTTGTTGCGCCTGGTAAATTATCAATATAACCAATAAGAATAGCAACTTGTCCTGAACCATCCATTGTTATTGTATCATTGGCACACCATAATCCACTTGGATCAATATTGGAATTTGAAACATCAACTGAACTCTGATTAAAAATCGTGGTATTATTAAATAAACCAAAAATAGATGCAGACATGTTATAAAACGCTGTTTGGAAATAATTACTTGTTTGGAAACTCCAATATAAAGGACCATAAGTATTTAATGCTATTTTGGTGTGAACCAAAGAAATACCAATATTTGGATTCCCAGCATAAATATATTTTGGAGATGTTGTGGTGGTAGGTTGAATCGTATATTGCGGAAATGGATATATTAAATTATCAATTTGAGAAAAAGTAGGTACAGAAAAATCCGTTACAGGACTTATAATATTCATTAAATTAGGTCCATAATTTGTAAATATTGTATTACCACTACCATCAATGCTAATATCGGGACGATTAAATGAAAGATCAAAATGTGCAAGGGTTGCACATCCTGATTGTTGTATACTAAATATATACGTATCAATATCCCATGCAGGTCCATTTACATTTATTTCTGGAGTAGTGACATCAATGATTGATGAATTGGAATTATTTAATAGATATGTATACAATGGATTCAAAATATTTGATGAGATGTCATAATACATGTTCATATTCATATTCTTTATATTTGGAATTGGATCCGTATTCATTTTTTTCAGTACAAACGATGCACTATTATCATTTAATACAATATCAGAATTATTAATTCCAAACTTTTGCAACATTGAATAATAACTACCAATACCGTAAACAACTGTATACGATTGTGAATCGCCAGCACGACCTTGATCAATAACTGGTGGTAAAAATGCCAAATATGGATTGACATAAACAATTGGTAGTAGTACTGGTGGTATAATCACGGGTCCAGTAGGTCCAGTAGGTCCAGTAGGTCCAGTAGGTCCAGTAGGTCCAGTAGGTCCAGTAGGTCCAGTAGGTCCAGTAGGTCCAGTAGGTCCAGTAGGTACAATTGGACCAACAACAATTGGACCTACTGGTACATCAGCAGCAACAGTATATAGACTATCATAAATAGTACCAGTTGAATAAGAATCATTTGTACTTGGTTGATAATTATAAAGAGGTACTGACGGGTCACAATACAACATTACAGCTGGACCAGGAACCCCCGATGATGAAGATGGTAATGGTGGATAAATGGTTGTATCAATTTGTAAACATTTTGCTGCTACTTGTGCGGTTACATTGCGATTGCATGCACTAGCATATAATTGTTTTTGAGTAGCAGAATTAGTTTGATTACTTTGAATATTTGGACTATATTTCAGAATTTCTACTTTACGTCGCAAATCTAATTGAAATTGAGTATATTGTGGATATGGCGATAATGGGGTATATCTTGGAGGGGGTATATTGTTCAACATTGATAAAGACCGTACATTGCATAATGTTATTAGAGAAAGGTCAGATAGAGCAGTTGGATTAGAATTTCCGAATTTTGAATACATGAACACAAACCCAACAATTAATCGTATACTAAGCTAAGCTATCAAAATAAATTGAAGGAGAAATTTCCAAAAATATTATTCTTTGTTTTCAATAATAAATAAATTGAAGAAGAAATTTCCAAAAATATTATTCTTTGTTTTCAATAATAAATAAATAAATAAATAAATAAATAAATAAATAAATAAATAAATAAATAAATAAATAAATAAATAAATAAATAAATAAATAAATAAATAAATAAATAAATACAATATTTCAATAATTGAATAAGATAATAAAAAAAATGAAAAAAATAATTCTACAAGAATAAAAATTGAATTAAATCTTTTAGTTTAGAATATGGTCATTATTCATTCTTCATTATTGGTAATTTGCTAATCATAAATCAATCACTCATAAATCAATCGGGCTACATCACACCTTTAATAAAGTACTTAAATATAATCGGATATTATATCACCACCGACGAATCACCCCGGGATGCTATCTACAATGAAAAAGCATCCAGCCAAGATTATTGGTGTCCAATTTTCAATGTTGAGTCCAGAAGAAATCCGTAAAACATCCGTAGTTGAAGTAACTAGTCATGATACATTTGTCAATAATAAACCATGTGTTGGTGGATTATTTGACCCTCGTATGGGAACAATTGAAAGAGATTTCATTTGTCCGACTGATATGTTGACATATATGGATACTCCAGGATATTTTGGCCATTTGGAACTTGCACGTCCAGTATTTTATACTCAACATATGAAAGAAATACAAAAAATCTTGCGATGTGTATGTTTCAAATGTAGTAAATTATTGATTGATAAAGAAGATCATAGTCATGTACTTAATTGGTTAGCAGAAGACAGATGGAAATATGTATATAATTTAGCTTACAAAGTCAAACGTTGTTCTGACCAAAATCGTGATGGATGTGGATGTAAAAAATTTGACAAGATAAAAACGGATAATATGAATGTATTATTTGCAGTATGGGAATTAAAGAAAAGTGCAGCAGCTTCAGCTGCAGCATTAGCTGCTGGAAATACGACTGCAAATGGACCAATACAAATGAGATTAACACCTGAAATTGTTTTGAAAATATTCAAACGTATCAGTGATGATGATATTCATTTCATGGGATTCCATCCAGTATTTGCACGTCCACAAAATATGATTTGTGAAGTATTAGCTGTTCCTCCACCTGCAGTACGTCCATCTGTCAAACATGATGCAAATCAACGTTCAGAAGATGATTTGACTCAAATTTATAGTTTTATTATTAAAACGAATAATAAATTGAAAGAACAAATTCGTAATAATGCTGCAGCACATGTTATTGATAGTTATACTTCATTCTTGCAACATTATATTGCAAGTATAGCAAGTAATAAAGTAAAAGGTGCAACTGGTCCAATTACTCAACGAACCGGACGTCCATTGCAATGTATTTCAAGTCGGTTAAATAGTAAAAGTGGTCGTGTTCGTGGAAATTTAATGGGAAAACGTGTTGATTATAGCGCTCGTTCTGTCATTACTGCTGATCCAAATATAAGTATCCGTGAACTTGGTGTTCCAATGAAAATTGCAAAGAATTTGACAAAACCAGTCAAAGTAAATGACCGTAATCGTGATTTTCTTTTGAAACTTGTCCAAAATGGTCCTGATATTTATCCTGGTGCAAAAAGTTTGGATAAAATCAATGGAAATAATATTTCATTACGATTTGTGGATAGATTATCTATAACATTACAAAATGGTGATATTGTGAACCGACATCTTATGGATGGTGATTGTGTATTATTTAATAGACAACCTTCATTACATCGTATGAGTATGTTGGGACATATTGTCAAAGTAATGAAACAAGGTGATACTTTTCGTTTGAATTTAGCTGTTACTCGGTCATATAATGCGGATTTTGATGGAGATGAAATGAATATGCATATGCCACAAAATGCAGCAGCAGAAGTTGAATTACAACATTTAGCTGCTGTATCTGAACAAATTGTTAGTCCTTCAACAAATGCACCAATTACTGGAATTTTCCAAGATTCCCTTTTGGGGGCATACAGAATGACACGTCTTGGTGTATCATTTACTCAACGCGAAGCAATGAATATGTTGATGAAATGTGCCAATGTAGATGCAGAAAAATTACACAGTTTGGATAAAAAAGTGACAAGTTTTGATTTATTATCTCAAATTGTACCACCACTTACTATCAAGTATAAAACCAAATTATGGGATGATGGTAATAATGAAGACCCTAAAACATCAAATAACATTTTGGAAATACGTAATGGTAAATGGATTCGTGGACAAATTGATAAAGGTGTATTTGGTTCAGGTACAAAAGGAATAGTTCATCGTGTTCATAATGATTTTGGAAATATGGCATGTTCAAATTTCATTGATGATTTACAGAATATTGTTACACATTACATGACAACAAGTTCATATAGTGTAGGTATTGGAGATTTGATTGCTGATGCTGCAACTCACGGATTAATCAAAGGAACAATTGCTGGACAGAAAAATGAAGTTCAACAATTATTGGATCGTGTACATTTGGGAATTTTTGAAAATAATACAGCAACTTCTAATAATACTGAATTAGAAAATCAAGTCAATAAAATATTAAACAAGGCCGCAGAAGAAGCAGGTAAAATTGGACGTAAAAATTTAGATCCAGAAAATCGGTTTGTTACCATAGTTAAATGTGGTTCAAAAGGTTCACCATTAAATATTGCCCAAATGATTTCATGTTTGGGACAACAAAATGTAGATGGAAAAAGAATTCAATATGGATTTGATAGTCGTACTTTGCCACATTTTCATAAATTTGATGATTCACCAGAAGCACGTGGATTTGTAGATAATTCATATATTCAAGGATTAACACCGACACAATTATTCTTTCATGCCATGGGTGGAAGAATTGGTCTTATTGATACCGCAGTAAAATCTGTTACATGGGAAACACCCATTGTAATTTTAGATCATGGTAAACCAATTTATATTGAAATTGGTAGATGGATAGATGGACAATTAGATACTTTACCAATGGATGTTGAACATTATAAAGACCGAAATCTTGAACTTCTTCATACTAATTCTGTATTTATTCCAACAACCGATGATGATGGTATCGTCAGTTGGGGTGAAATTACTGCAATTACACGACACGACCCAGGTGAACATTTATATGAAATCAAAACGGCAGGTGGTAGAAATGTTACAGTGACTGAAAGTAAATCATTAATTGTTTGGAATCCTGAGAAACAACAGTTTTTGGAAAAGTTGACACCTGACATCCAAATTGGTGATAATTTACCAGTTACACTTTCTTTACCACCACCACCAATTATAAAACGTTTTGCGGTGAATGAACTTGGAGAAGAAATCTTTCAATTGGATACTAAAATGGGTATCTTTATTGGTCTCTATATTGCGGCAGGAAAAAGTCATGGCTATAAAGTAAGTATTTCACATAATAATAGCGAAATTCTAGCATTTGTACGTGAATGGTTTACATTACATGAAATACATCAAACAGAAAAGAAAAATAGTAGTAATAATCAGACTATCATCACGTGTGAATCTGTTAAACTCGCACATTTCCTAACATCATGGGTTCCATCGGATGCATTTATTGGAAGTGATGAATTTATTATTGGAATCTTGAATGGTTATTTCTCTGCAGATGGTATTGTATCACGAATCAAATCTATTAAATCAGGTATTGCAGCTAATCGTACCGAGATTGATGGTATTGCATTACTTTGTTCAAGATTGGGTATTTTCGCGGAAATAGTTTCAATTTCAACTGAAGCTAATATATTGTCTATTAATAGTCAATGGGTAAAAATCTTTGGTGAAAAAATTAATTTGTTGGATACAAAAAAAGATGCCATGATTAAAACAATGACAAGGTCTGATGAACTAGAATCGGGCGACAAATCGGGCAATAAATATAGTACACATAATGATGTTGTATTAGATCCTATTATTGAAATCAATATTATTGGAGTTGAAAAACATCCCAAAATGTATGATTTGACAATTCCATCAACACTCAATTTTGGTCTTGCCAATGGATTACAAGTACGTGATACATCATCCACGGGATATATTCAACGCAAACTTGTCAAAGGTCTAGAAGATTTAAAGGTTGAATATGACATGACTGTTCGTAATAATCGTGGTAAAATCGTTCAATTTCATTATGGTGAAGATAATATTGATAGTACACGTATAGAAAATCAACAATTGGGATTAGTAAAGATGAGTTTGGAAGATATTTATCTACATTATGATGTTTTAAATCAAGACCATGTTTCAACATTGTATACTACAGATACTGCAAAACGATTCCGTTCACAAAAAGAAGCAACGAAAGATAAATGTGCATTATATGTTGAAAGAATGATTCAATATAGAAATCGTGTTGTACGTAACGTATTTGGAGGAAAAGATGAAGACCAAATTAAATCACCAGTAGCATTTCAATATGTCATTGCAAATTTACAAGGTCAATTAAAACTAAATGCAAATACAATGTTGGATATTACACCATTGGAAGCATTTCAATTAATTGAAGATAATTATGCAAAATTACGCAAATTAGGATATGCTGAACCTACATTATTATTTGAAGTCATGTATTATTTTGCACTATCACCTCGTGAAATAGTTATTGTTAAACGTTTTCATAAAACCGCATTGATACTATTACTAGAACATATTAATTTGGCATATAAACGTGCATTAGTTCAACCAGGAGAAATGGTTGGTGTGGTTGCTGGTCAGAGTACGGGCGAACCAATTACGCAACTTACCCTCAATAGCCTTATACATGCAGCGGAAATTGTTGTACGCGATTCTAAAATGAAAGTCGTCAAGCAAACCATCGGCGATTTCACCGAAAAACAGATACAATTATCTAAGAAGATAGATTATATGAAGGATAAGGATACGACATATGCAGAATTGTCAGAATTTTACGAAGTTCCATGCGCAACTGAATCAGGAGAAACTGTATGGAGACGTATTGAAGCAGTAACACAACATCCTGTTATAAATGAAGATGGTACCAATACTATGTTAAAGGTTACAACAAAAGGAAATCGTGAGGTTACTGCTACCAAGGCAAAATCATTCTTGCAATTAATTGATGGAAAGATTCAAGCAGTTGAAGGCAAAGAATTAAAAGTTGGAGATTATTTACCATGTTCAAGAAAACCATTAGAATACACAGAAACATTTACATATAATACACGTGAGCTTCTTCCACCAAACAAATATTTGTACGGCACAGAATTAGAAAAAGCAAAGAATTTACGAGGAGAACATCACTGGTGGAAAAATCATGCAAATAAATCATTTATTCTGCCTCATAGTTCAAGTCAAAGTTTATCCGGATTGTTTAATGAAACCCCCCAAAAGGGAAAAACTCCAAATAAAGCACAGTACATATTGCCTGGAAATGTGTATATGAAAAGTATGGGATGTTGCAGATATAATATACCAGAAACTATTGAATTAAATTACGAATTTGGATATTTATTGGGGGCTTATGCAGCGGAGGGTTCATTAAACGACCATACTATAGGGATTTGCAACAATGATGATGAATATTTGAAACCAATTGAAGAATTGTGCAATAAATGGAATATTCCTAATAGTAAACAGGTAAGATTAAATCGTGGTGGCGAAGGATGGACAAGTCAAGAACTTAAGATAGACAATACTATATTACGAAACATAGTACTCCATTTCTGCGGAAGATTGAGCGATAAAAAGAAAATATCATCCAAGATTGTATTTTCAAACAGAGAATGTATTTTGGGATTCTTGGACGCTTATATAGGCGGAGATGGTTCAGTTGCAATGCATAAAAATGAAAACGGCACAGAGCGAATAAGTGCTATTCATTGTTGGTCTTGTTCTAGAGATTTATTAACAGATGTAATGGTGATGTTAAAGAATCTTGGAGTATCAAGTTCAATTTATAAAATTCCAGTGAGAAAAGAAAACGGTCGTGAAATTCAGAATAAGAAGACAGCTTACAGTTTAGATGTTAAAAATGGTCAATCCAAGAAATTAGCGGCGTTACTTAATATCCGAATCAAAGAAAAACAAGATAGACTACAACAATTATTAGGACAAGAGTATTTCAAATATGAGTATTGTCTTGCGGATATGACAATTCCAAATATAGTCAATGGTGAATTGATTATGGAGGAACGTAATGGTAGGATGATGGACTTGGAATTTGACCAAATAGTTTCAATAGAAGAGGTCGCAAATCCATCAAAATATGCATATGACCTGACAGTTGAAGATACCCGAAACTTTGACTCCTATTGTGGTACCTGTTTTCACGATACATTTCACTCAGCGGGGAACGCCAGTAAGAGTAACGTAACAAGAGGTGTTCCAAGAATAGATGAAATAATTCGTATAACAGATACTCCGGCATCCAGGTCATTAACCATATACCTCAAACCGGAAGAAGAACAGAATATGGAAAAGGCAACACAATATACGCACATGTTGGAATATACAAGATTGTCGGATGTAGTAAAAAGTGTTCAGATATGTTTTGACCCGACAGATAGTGCATCAGAAACTCAACCTGACCATGCTTGGTTGCAACAGTATTACGAGTTTGACAAATTGGTGACAGATTGTGCTACCAAAGGAGGAGAGGGCGTAGTAAATGAAGAAGATGGAAAAACGCCGCCCCCTGCAGTAAAACCAAAATCAAAATGGGTATTACGATTGGAAATGGATGCAGAGAGTATGCTGGATAAGAATATTGAAATGGATGATGTACATTTTGCGATAACAAATTACAACCGGGATTTAGCATGTGCATTTACAGATTATAATTCAGATAGTTTAATTTTCCGAATTCGGATGGATGCTGAATTCTTTAATAGTAAGAAAAAAGGTTCAGGTAGTAAAAATGATACATCAAATAGTCTAGACCAAACTGACCAAATATATTTATTGACGGCATTTCAAGAAACCTTGTTGAATTCGGTAGTATTACGTGGTGTTTCGGGAATTTCGGCAGTAACGGTGAGAAAGGTTCAAGATACATCGGTATATGAAGATGGTAAATATGTTCGTCGTGATAAATGGGTATTGGATACTACAGGTACGAATTTGATGCATGTATTGGCATTGGAATATATTGATTACAAGAAAACAATCAGTAATGATATTCGTGAAGTTTGGCGTGTGTTGGGAGTAGAAGCGTGTCGTAATTTGATTTATACTGAAATACAGGATGTAATGGAATTTTCAGGTGCATATGTGAATTCGCATCATGTACATTTATTGGCAGATAGAATGACAGCGACAAAGAATTTAATGCCGATTTATCGTACAGATATAATGACGGATAATATTGGTCCAATAGCAAAAGCAACATTTGAAATGCATACTGAAGTAATGTTGAATGCAGCAAGACATGGTAGTTTTGACCATATGCGTGGTGTTTCAGCCAATGTAATGATGGGTCAAAATGGATATTATGGTACAAGTGCATTTCAATTGGTATTGGATATGAATGCAATTAGTAAATTACAAGCTTCTGAAGAAGATAATATCAAAGAAAAACGTGCGGCTGCTGCTGCCGCGGTCGCCGCTGCTGCAGATGTAGATAATTTCCATAGTGTTGATGGAAATAACAATGTAGTATTGAATGGTATGGCAAATAATATTGAACATTTAACTCCATTGAAATTAGGATGTGCTGCTGCTGAATTAAATACATATATTGATGGTGATGTTGGCATCTAACAAGAGTACAAGACAAAACAAACCAAACAATTGGTGGATATTTGATTTAATTAATTGGTTTAGAGTAGAAAGTAGAAATATAGAGGGGTATTGTATGTCAAAGTTGAAAGAAAAATCTAAACCAAAACCAAGACCCAAATCCAAAGGTAATAATAATAATAAAGAAGAAGATGTGGGTATTTTGGAATTATTGCATGGAAATATTCAATATATTAATGATAGCAAATTTTTTGCTGGTATCGTAATCATATCTTTAAATATTGCGTCAAAATTTGTCAATATTCGGTTAAGTAAAACTTCGGAAACATATTTGAAATATACTTTTAGCTGGCAAATTCTCATTTTTGCAATGGCTTGGATGGCAACACGTGATATTTATACAGCACTCATATTAACCATATTTTTTATTATATTAACACAATTTTTATTTAATGAAACTAGTCGGTTTTGTATATATAGTGATAATTTTAAAGAATATTATTCAAATGCAGCAGCAGCAGCATCATCATCATCATCATCGGGTCCTGGTGCCGGCGCGGGTCCTGGAAATACCACTGAAAGTTTGACTATAATTAATAATGCTATTGATGCTTTGGAAAAAATGAAATCTAGTATAGATTCTACATCAACATCATCGGCATCAAGTTCAGGTTCAGCTGCAGCATCATCCATTATTCAACAGATGGAGCGATGAAATTAATTAGTAATTAATAATTAATAATTAATAATTTATTACTAATTAATTCTTCATATATAGTAATGGCAGTATCAATAACAAAAGGGACAGATGAATCTGATAAGAAGAATAACGATGATGATGAGGATGAGGATGATGATGAGGATGATGATGAACTTGATTATGATGAGATTGAGATAATAATCAGTACAAATATTCCAGGGGCGAATGATGAAGAAACAATTGAAATTATATTAACGGGTCTATCATTGGGTAGAACAGAAAAAAAAAAACCATTCTTTTCACCATCTATAGCCTATGATGCCGCCGATAAACGATTTTTTAATAGTTTAAATGATAAAAAATCTGTATTTTTTAATGAAAGATTATTTGCCAAATTTTTAAAAGAATGTAAATTAGGACAAAAAAAAGCCAAGAATGAACAACCGATTGAGTTAGAGACGGAAGCACTAGAAACTGATACAGCTTCATCAAAGGAGGGAAAGGATGAAAAAAAAGAAGCGAAGGATGATGATGACAATGACATTTTGGGTCCTACTGGAATAGCACAAAGAAATGTCAATTTTATGATGATGATTTTATTTGAAAAGACACATAGAATTAGTAGTACATATGCCAAGGAAGATACACAATTATTGGATAGAATGATAGATATTGCAGGAAATCCATCAAGAGCATTGGGTGTATTATTAAAGAAAAGAAATTATGCGGCCCTACACCATAACGGAAAACGATATATTATTATGCATTCTGTATGGTTAAACGAGTTTATGACTCACCCCGGTTACAAATTATTTTCTAGACGATTAAAACGATTTAATAATTGGACAAACAAAAACGAAAAACATGAGATTGCTAGTCTAAAGAAAAAATACGAATCGTCGGCTGGTACTCTAGTAAATGGATATTACAATGTTGATATTGTAAATGTAATTTTTAGAGAAATTACAGAAAGTACTACTTCATTGGAAAAAGTAACTAGCAATATTTTAAATCATAGGCAATTGATAGAAAAGGGCGGTGGCACGGTATCCATTGATTACCGTTCCGAAGCAAAGAATACATTTGACCAATTATCTAAACGTGGTAGAAAAAGAGGTGCCGCTGCCGATATAGACGAAGATGATGGTTATTTTGACCAACTCTGGCCCAAACCAAAAGATGGAGATGGAGAAAAACTGGAAGAGTCGTTTAACACTGTACATACTAAAATTAAACGCGGTACCGATGTAAAAAATGGAGCTGATCTTTCATTAAGAACAATGATGCAAGACAAACGATTGGCATTGGAAAAGTTTATTAAATATGTTTATAATCATATAAATGATATAAATAGTTTGAAAGATTATCGTGAAGCAAAAAAACGTATAGAAGGTGATGGTACTGATAATGAATTTAATAATAAATTGAGAGATTTATTAAACGATGAATTAAAAGATGAATTAAAAGATGAATTAAAAGATGAATTGGGGTCATCGGCAAAAGATACCCATGCCCTCAAAAGTAGTAGCAGTAGTGAGCATGGTAGTCGTAGTAAATTAAATACATTTCTTAGCCAAAAAGGTAATGAAATTTATACTGGTGTAGAAAAAATTAATGGAATATATAGAATTTATTTGGAAGTTGATGTTTCTGGTGATCCAAATTATCCAGGATGTGGACCAAGTAATTATGATTTGGGCCATAAATTGAGTCAATTAATGACTGGAAATAAAAGCCGTAGTTATTATGATGGTACGATTGAAACAATCACAAATCCAAATGAGAGGATGGAACCAAGGGTACCACGTACTTTACAAAAAAAGGCGGCACGAAGAGATTTTGATGAACAAAGAAGAGATGATTATGATGATGATGATTATGATTATGATGCAAAATATGTACGTGGACGCGGCAGAAGAGGTGATGATGATAGACGAGGAGAACGAAAAAGAGTAGTTATAGATGAGCCGCGGCGACGACATGCCGATGATGGCCGAATGGATGGGGGGGTCGGGGGGAAAGGACATTGTCGTCGTACATGTAGGAAAAAAATCACGACACGCCTACGAAGAAGAATTACTCGGAAAAAAAAAGCCCCGCACAAAAATAAATAAATAAATAAATAAATAAATAAATAAATAAATAAATAAATAAATAAATAAATAAATAAATAAATAAATAAATCTACATATACACCCTTGAACATTTAAATCCGGACAACTTATGAGTGATTTTCTCATTTTATTATAGTAGAATATTACGCATAAAACACCGGACTACAAAACTTCTGTAGTTCAATACTATTTGAGAAATAATCAAAGCCATCATCAAAAGTGGTAACCAAATTTTATATAGCGTCCCATATACACCACGAAAATGCGGTAAAAACAATCGCACGACCTGCTTATTTATGTAGAGGAACTTTTCAAGCCATTTTCAAGAGTGGCTATAATCAAAATTTACACGGGGATGAAAAGACCCGACCTTGAAAAACTAAATTTGAAACAACATAAAGTTGTCCGGATTTAAATGTTCAAGGGTGTAAAGATAAACGAATAGAAAGTCAATAAAAGAAGAGACGGATATGGACGAATCATTTGACAACAAACTTGAACATTATATCAAGGTGTGTGACACTTATGCAAAAACAAAAGCTTTATTAAACTATGCCCAATATAAAAGTGAATGTGGGAAATGTTTGGAAATTTATTACATGATGTGTTTAAAAGATGCATATGATGAAAGTTCTGGTGGTGTAGTACCTGTTAATAGAGTAAAAAAATGCGACTTGCTAGTAAATAGATACGCAACCGTACTGAATTCTGATAAAAATGACGGAAAACTTTGAAATATTACTATATTATACTATGAATTGAATTTCACACATGATAATAAAAAAATCTGTAAATAAATGAATATCAAAAATAAATAAATAAATGAATAAATATGAATATAAAAAAAATTGATTTATTTTATTCTAAATCCAACACTTTATCATAATTTATATCAAACCCAAAGTAACAATTCACTAACAATTAGAAAATCATATAATTTGGCCACGATGATGACCAATGCTACTAATCAGAATCAGAATGATGTTACTAACGAAATTTGTCCAATTTGTCTAGCGGACATTGATTCAATTAAAAACATAGCAATACCACATTGTGGACATGCAATGTGTTTTGAATGTTGTGTAAGTCTTTTGGGGACGGGAGGACCAAGTTGTTCATTATGTCGGGCAAAATTATATACTTCTCCCTATGCAAAATCTCCAATTCAAGTATATGACGTGGCGGAGGATGATGATAATTATATACTTTACGACGATTTACCCGACTTGATACCACCAATACGGGAAGACGACGACAATTTCCCTCTTTTATTGCATTATAGAAATCTTCCTCCAGATGTCGTTAGAAATGTACCATTTGGCCAACTTCTCAATTATCCAAGGATTGGAAATGGAAATGGGAACGGGGTCGGGGAAAATGGAGTCGGGAGAAATGTAAATGGACGTGGAAATGGACATCAAGTTCCACGAGTATCAAATATTGAACGAATTGGTCAATATTTGAATATATTCTTTAATATTTTATGTGTACAGTTCATGTTAAATGTAATTTACGACGCATTTCGCGTGTGTATTGTATTATATGTATATCATGGTATTATGCGTAATATGGTAATAAGTAAGTAAGTTAGTACATAAATGAATAATTAATAATAATCATAGTTTATTTACTTACTTTGTTGGTAATTAATTAGAGTGAATCAAAGTGAATTAAAGGGAAAGAGATTGTTCATTTTTCAAAGAAATACTATTCTCTGTTTTGGTTTTGCGTTTACGAACAGCTTTTGGCATATTTGTTGTTGCATGGAGTTCATGTAATGATGCACTACTTACCATGGAATCATCATCATGTTCATTAACATTATTAGTTATATTTTTTACATTGGGTCGTAATGTTGACAATATATCATCAATTGGTACAAGTCCCTTTGGTAAAATTGAGGAAGTCATTTGTGATACTGGTGAAACTGGTGATACTGGTCCATTCATTTCACGTCGCATATTTGAGAATTGCGATTGTGGTTGTTGCTGTTGTTGTTGTTGTTGTTGTTGTTGTTGTTGTTGCTGCTGCTGCTGCTGCTGCTGCTGCGATTGTTGTTGTAATGGTGGGTTTTCACGTTCATATTGACTTTGTCCATTTAAACTAATTCCTTGTTCTTGAAACATTGCACCGCGCGCGGCATTGATATCTGGACGGCTATTTGTATTTGTATTTGTATAATTCATTGCTCCTGGACGTGTAGGTATTGGTGTACGACCATTTTGTGTATCCATAGGTGCAGGAGGCCCTCCGCCACGAGGATTCATTTGTTGATTTATATTGTTATTGTTATAAGCCCCTGGACCTGGACCTGGACCTGGACCACCACCATTTTGCCCACCATTTTGCCCACCACCACCCATCATTGCCCCCAACATTGGATTCGTTTTTCCTAGCGTCTCCATTGTCGCGCTTTGTACAGCACGCATTAAATCTGGATTTTGGCCTATAATATCTTTTAAATGTGGCATGGAAGAATTACTTACCATTTGATTCATAAAATTAACAGTAGCAGCAGTTGTACCTAATTTTAAAATAAGATTTAATTCAGGTGAAATTTTACCGCCCTTGTATTTTTCATACAATTCACCAAATATATCATCATATGAATCTAAATCATCATTAATTTGTTCACCCCATCCATCTAAATTTAAATCAAATGGATTAAATTTTGCATTCGCCCATTCTACTGTATTTACAGATGCCATAAACCACCATTGTTGCATTTTGACACTAGATTTGCGTCGTTTTTCTTCCACTACTGATTCATATTCATCTTCAATATCTTCATATGATGACTCAAGTGATAAATTGATTTCATCTGAACCACCTCCACCTCCACCTCCACCACCATTATTCCATCCTTTTTCTTTACGCCAATCATTCACGCGTCGCAACATCATTTTCTTCTTTTTATTATTTTCTCGGGGAGTAGAATGTGCAATTGGTTGTTGTTGTTGTTGTTGTTGTTGTTGACCATTACCTAAATATGCATCTGTAATTTTAGAAAATCCATCCCATGTGGAATTGCCTTGAATTGATGAATCGGAAGTAGCGGCACCAATATCACTAAAATGTACATTAAATGGTGATGATGATGAATCTGATTCACCAAACATTCCTCCTTTCATAACAACTTTTTCACTTGTTCCATTAATTTGATTTTCTAAATTATCCAAATCTGACAAATCCATTCTTGAATAATTTACTTTTTTTCGGTCATTCATTAATAATTCTATACCAGCAACAGAATCTGAACCAAATGTATCCAATCCATCAAGTTCTAGTTCTTCCATTTGTGTAGTTGTGGTAATAAATACAAACGAGGTTTTGTTTTATGTGCTTAAACGAAAGACACTAAATTAATCCCTGCAAGAAACAATCTGCTAAATCATCTTTTTTAATACCATAAGATTGAAAAAAAAGTAGCCATTTTTTCAATACATTACCATTTTTATTCAAGATTTCTTCGGTATAAACAATTCCACGTCGTTTTCGGTCCTTGTATGTACTACTATCTTTATCTTTTTCAATTAAATGTTCTTTATCTAATTGTTTTAATTTCAATGTAGAAGATAAATATTTAATATCCAAAGTTGATGGATACCGCATTAAAAAATATTGAGTCAACATTCCCTGTAATGCCTTCATACGAGTAGCAATTGGACCAATCTGATTTTCTATTCTCACTTCTGTAATAATTGACATTGATAATTTGCCAAAGATATCATCAAGTTTGAAAATCATTGTTCTACCTAATGTTATTAAATCTATTTCATTTGCATTTTTGGATTCATTTATTTTAATGAAAAATTCATTTCTACATAAAAGTTCACGTTCAATCTCAATCTCAACATCAATTGCTACAGGGTCTTCTTGTCTAATGTCATGTATATTGTGTTTCTTGAGAAATGAATTCCATCCAGATATTCGGTATTTGATACATCTTTTTAATTGAACTTCAGTAAGAATCAAATTATTTTGACAGCAATGTTTTTGACAGAAACCGACTGATTTTTTAATAAAAATGGCGCGTTTTTTACAACGACTACAATTCATTAAAGGTACTGTATTCATCAAATCAATGACATTCCAATCAATGATTTCAAAAGAATCGCGATGATTTACGACATCTGTTGAACCATTTTTCTTGACAATTGGAATTGGCTTTTGTTTTTTTATAATACAATATGCTAAATTTTTGATTCCAATATCAAAACTAGCAATAATTTGTGGAGTATTGGTAACACTTGTACTAGGTTCTATACCAACGAAATTGATATTTCCATCAATATCGTCATTATCATTATCATTATCATTTTCATTTTCATTTTCATCTTCTTTTGCAAATTCCATAATAAACAACATATTGAATACTCCTTATCTCTTTTTTGCATCATTTGCTAAATGATGGTTTTTTAATTGTGGGTGCTACCATTCTACAATTCATTTGTTGTTTTGCAAGAAATCGGTGTTTTAAATCACTATCCTCGTATTCTGGTGGCCGAGATTGGTCATGTATTCCCTTGAACGTGTATGGGTATGTAAACTTATCCTTTTGTTGTGGATTTGTAATTGATGATGATATTGATGATGATAATATTGAGGCTGCATTTGATGCAGTTGATAACATGGGTTGATTAAATGCAACAATTCTATTATTTTCACGAATTAATTGTGCATTTTTGGTCATAAATTCACGATATTGCCAGTTTGTCGTCATTATTTGATACGGTCGCGTATGCTGTCGGTTATATATAGCATACAATATCATATTTTGTTTATTTTTTGGTCTAAAATATGATATTTATTACAAAGTGAATGAATTACTTTTGGGCATTGATTACAAGTTCAATCAAATCTGCCTTTTTTATTTTTGCGATAGCATCAGCATTCATTCCAGTATTGGTTGCAATTTTACGCAGGTCAGAAATATTCATTTTACGGATTTCTTTAGTCATATGTTGTTCAATTTCCATCGTTGTCGTCGCCTGAGAATTTTCTGAAACTTCTGGGATGATTATGGTGGTATCAACTTCTACTACATCATCGTCAATATCTACTACAATATCAACTTCTTCTACAGCATCACCGCAGACAACAAGTTCATGTTCTAGTTCAAGAAGAGGTGTTGGGGTCGGTGTCGGTTCTAACTCGGTGTCGTCGTTGTCATTTAATTGTACCACGCGGATATCATAATTCTCTGAATGAGGCAAAATTCCAACCCCCATTCCCATTCCCATTGCCATCCCAATTCCTAAATCTCCTAATTGTGCAAAATTTATATTAATCATTTTACATCCTCCTCCTGAACCAATTGTTACTTTTTCATCATCATCATCATCATCTTCATCTTCATCTTCATCTTCATCTTCATCTTCATCTTCATCTTCATCTTCATCTTCATCCTCGTCTTCATCTTCATCCTCATCTTCATCGTCATCCTCGTCTGCCTCAACATAAATTTTTTTAATTTCAATCTTGTCTTCACCTTCATCTTCATTTTCATCATCACTCACTACAATGATTGGTTTAGTCATTGTTGGTAATGAATATGGTTTAAATGGAAGAGTATGTAATCCTGGTATCCTTGTATTTGCTTGATACACTTTCAATGATTTGACTTCACTGTCTAAATTAGTGAGTAACTCAAATACACTATCTAATCGGCGTTCTGATGCGTCGGTACGACCGCGAATGTGGTACAATAAAAGACCAACTAATACAAACATTATTGCTAAACTTACAATAAAAACACTTTCCAGTAGATTGAATAGACCCATAATACCATATAACACGACATCATTCATCATGTAATTGACGAACAAACAAACCAAATAACTAACCAAATAAACAAATAATGGATTTTCGCACGACAAAATATCAACTTTTGAGGGTGTTTTTCGCTCATATATTTCCCCATGGCAATGAAGTTGTACTATTCAAAATGGAAACTGAATCATGCATTGAAGAATGGAATGGTATTATTGATGACCGTGATGGAGCTGATTGAGTTTGGTTAAGATTTAAATTAAATGAAGCATCTGATGGATGATTTGATGGATTTGATGAATTTGATGAACTGAATGAATTGAATGAGGGGTCTGATTGACGATTTGACGGTGCAGATACATTTGCTTGATTTGTGGGATTTGTGGGATTTGTGGGATTTGTGGGATTTGTGGGATTTGTCGGATTTGTGGGATTTTGACGGAAAGATAGATTTGGGGGAGCCGAGAGTGCCGACGGGACTGATTGTGCGACACCAGGCGCAGAACTTGATGTTATAGTGGTATTGGTATCAATCCATGTATCTATAATATGTTGAAGAACGAAAAAGATTGCAATACATATGATACAAAATGAAATGAATTCTTTCATAAATTTAGGAACATTCATTTTATTTACAGGTTCAAATACATTTGTAAAAAATGAATTGTCACCAACAAACCGATGAATAAATAGAAACCAAACTCCTGGTAAAAGAATATCACCGACAAGTGACCTTACCAAATCCCAGCTTGCATATGCAACGACTACTCCAACTGTGGTACCTATTATACTATTACTTATAATAAATTGTTTTAATGCTGCTATATTGAGAATATTACGAGGGTCAATATAATGGACAAGAGTCTCCAACATTTCAATAATTAATGTATTTGATTGTATTATAATAGGTTTCCATTTTTTCCATTTTGTTTCAGGTTCAATATAAGACAGTTGGAAAATATTATCCTACAATTTCCTTGGGAAAATTCATATCACGTAATACTTTTTCAGCACCTCCACGAACTTTGGATATTCCTTGTTTCATTTTATAGGTATATTTCATATTTTGATTCTTACAATTAGTCTTGTCGTCTACTACTAAAACATCCATTTTTTTGAATTGTATTTTGCGTCCGTTCTGTCCATTTGAACCCGATTGCAATTTTTGTTCCCGTTTAATATTCTTACATATTTTGGTAAAATGTGTAGTCAACATGAAATCTACATTCTTTTGTTTATTTACAAAAGAAACAAAACTTTGAGCGGCATTGACAGATTCTTCAGGATTTGTACCAGAAAATAATTCATCAAAAATACAGAAATGCCGAGATGTTCCACCTTTCATGACGACAGCATTCAAGATTTCTTTACATCGTTTTGCTTCGGCTTGAAATAAACTATCTCTTCCCGAAGTATCTGGTATATTCAAATAAGAATGCAAATAATTATATGGACATATTTGACATGAAGAATAAAATCCAAATCCACATTGTTGTGTAAAAATTATATTTAATAAAGTAGATTTCAACATGGTAGTTTTACCAGATGCATTTGGTCCTGTAACAATCATATTTTTCTTTAAATCAACTGTATTCCTGACTAATGATTTTGATTGTTTTGTTTTAAAATTTGGATAATATTCACCTTCCAATACGAGACCACTGTCACTAGCCCCGCCCCCGCCCCCGCCCCCAGCCCCATTAAATGTAGCTGCAGCAATATGACCATCTTGTAGATTTTTAGAAATTCCTTCCAAATTTGATATATATCCTTCAAATCCAAAAGAATATTTCAAACTATTTTCTAATTGAGGATTTTTATAAAGTTGATAAAATAAACTCAACATTGTTCCCATATCACTAAATGGACCATGATTACTAATCGTTAAAAGTTGTTTTGCAAAATTCTCCAAAGTAGTAATGTGAACTTTTGTGGTTATTGTAAATGGTAAATATGTGGTACATCTAGTACAATTGGAATTAATAAAATGGTTCATACCAGCTATACTTTGGTCAATTGTCGTTTGTAAAACTGTTAAATGATGTTTAATTTTTTTCATATTCTGGATATACCGAAAACAACAAACGGTATTTTGATAAGTTTGAAACACATAGAATACAACTGAAATAACTAAATATGCTAAATTAGAATATGACATGCCATGGACTACTGCTGAAACTGTTTTACCTAGAAAAGTATGTTTAGCAATATCTAATAATACTTCTACATATGTTTCCAGACTAATTGGAACACCTGTAATTTGTAAAATAAAAAATGGTACCAACATTGTTACAATAGGCATTATAAGTGATAGAATTGGTGATGCAATATTATAAATAGAAACAAAATTCAAGAATAATTTTGAATCATTAAAATGTTCCAATATTTCCCAATCCATATAACTATAATTTTGTAGAAATGAAACATCATCTTTTGTATCATGCCACATTGATAAAATATCTTGTAATAGTTTTGCATCCCATAGTACACTATTGTTGGGACGAAGATTACCATTTTTTATAATAGATTGAGTCTGTTGAAGAAAATCCACATTTGTAGTGTAATATTCACCCCATTTTGGTAATGATGCTTGTGAAAAGATATGATTTTTATCAGGTTCTAATAATGCATGATATAATGGTTTCATATTTCCATCATTTTCATCATTTCCATTTGCATCTTCATTCGCCCCCTCTCCGTCTCCGCCTCCGCCTCCGTTTACGCCTCTGTTTACGTATCCATTTAGGTCTTGATGTTGTTCATCTTCTTCATCTTTATTGGGAGAAATTGTTAATGATAATAATTCCAAATCAGCCTTTACTGAAGGAGGAATTGGATATTTTTCTACCAAATATTCAATAGGTAATTTAAATTCATCAATTGATATTGTTGATGGAATTAACGGAATTTCTGAACCAATCACATCACCCACATCATTCATATCACTTATCCGAGTTCCATATAACAAGTATAAATCAGTCAAACCTTTCATACTGGTCAAACCTTTCATACTGGTCAAACTTGTCAAATTGTATTCATTAACATCATTCATAGTCTTCTGTATATTTGATTTAGACATATATAAATCTTATTTAGCACGCATTGTTGCTATCCGCTGCATTCCAAAAATGACTCTACTAGAAACACCTAATCTTGAATTAGATTTTAATTTGGCAAATGCAGATATTTTATTCAATATTGATGATGAAGGAGGAGAAAATAACGACCCCGCTAAAATTGCTACATTTTCAGAGAGTTCATCTATAATGTGTATACTATCTCTACTATCTGCAAAACTCTCCATTTGATCAAGAAAATTTGATAGTAAATCGCGCAATTCTTGTGGATCTGTAGCTAAATGCATGAAAAAAAGGGTGTTTGCTCGCCGAATTTCATTTTCTTTATTGTATTGACAAAACAAATCATAATCCTTTTCTGAATCAGCACAACAAATATGATTAAATGATTCAATATATTGTTTATATTTATTTTTCACAGCTTCATCAAATTGACTATGATATCTACTACATAATGCAATAATTAATTTTGCGTAAATTTCTGAATAAAATTTATTTGAGGAAGCAATATCAACAACAGTTTGTGCTGCTTGTTCAATAAATGGTGCTTGTTCTATTAGACTGTCTAAATAATTGAACAACATTTCAGTTTGAGTAGTAGTATTTTTTGTTGATAATTTATTCAAACAAATACGAATATTTTGAATCGTTTTTTCTGGTCCATCTTGGATTTTTTCAGTCTTTTTGAATTCAATTGGTAAAAAATTATGCTGCCCATTATGATGCCCATTATGACCCGGCCCCGCCCCTGGTCCAGGCCCAATTGTTGGTGCGCGTATCGGACGAGGTACAATAAAATCTATATTCATTTCAGTACATATATTTCTAATTGAATCCAATACAGTAGAATTCAATATATATCTATTAGTATTAGTAGCATGTAAATTGGCGTGATGAATAGTTCTCATTACATCAATTGTATACATTGTCATCATCGTAAATTATAAATTATCGCAAGTACGCAATAAAAGCTCAATAGTCAAACAGAGGTGTGCTAATATGTGATAATGTATGCTGATTATACTGATGTGAATATATTGGTTCTATATTTGGTTGATTGTTTGATGATATATTGGATATACAAATATTTCTCTATATTTATTTCTAAATAGTTGTCTATAAATGTTTTTCAACAAATTCATCAAGACACAAGACACGCATTTTCAATATATTCAAATCGCGTATTCTATCTGTATCGGAATATTCAACAGACGCATTATGAATTGTTTGTAATAAATGTCCAATTGATTTTTTGTATACTGAAACTTTAGATTTATCGTTGCGGCATTTGGCTAGTACAGCCCATCCTAAATGTGTAAACGTATGTTCAACCCAATGATGAATAGAATTCATTGTCCCGCTATCATGTGGAACACGAATCTTCATCTTCATCTTCATCTTCATTTTCAAGCTTTTTCTTCTATTTCCATGTTTATCTTTATTATTATTATTTCGGATTGTAGATGATGCGCGCATGAACTTTACTTTATTTACTCTTTTTATGGAGTAAAATGTGTATATAAATAGTAAATACTAAATAATACATACACAAATCAAATCAAATTTTTAATTCTTCATTTCTGTATATGGTAAATTCTAAACTAAATCCTCTTGTAAAATATGAAGAAAGTGAACATGTTAATAAACAAGATATTGGTTATGCTTCTCCAATATATGAACTATTAATGGATGATGGTAATACTATTGCAATAGTATTTGGTATTGCAAATATTTCTCCAAATCTACCAACATATTGGCCAATGTATTTGATTCAGGGTCAGGGTCAGAATTCATTGAGGAAACCTGAGAAACCCGACAATGAACGTGATGAAATTTATGCCCAAATTGGTGTTTGGGAGGCGGCGCCAGGTACAAAAGAAATATTATTGAATAATGTAGTAGATGATAAGAACAATATAGATGTAGATGGTCATTATCGGTTATTTTCATTTGCTACATCTGATTTTCTTGCACTCGCAAATTCAATAAACTATGACAAAGATGATGACAATGATGATGAAGACGGTAAAGATGATGAGGACAATGATAAAGATGGTAATTGGATAAATAAAATATTCAGTTCATCAAAATTTGATATTAAAACTGTTCCAGGAGATGGTAATTGTTTCTTTTATTGTGTAAAAGATGCATTACAAAATAAAAGTAGTGTTGGTTCTCTTCGTGCTATTGTATCACGTGAATTAAAAGATGAACATTATGATAATCTTATGATTGGATTCAAAACACTTTCGGATATTCGTCAGAATTTAGAAAAGGAAGAAACCAAGTTGCAATCAAAAATCCAAAAATTGAAAAAATCTAGAAAAACGGATAATTTTGAAGCAAGGTCTAAATTAACAACAGAACTTGAACATGTAATGGCACGTATAGTAGACAATGATAATGATTTACATGGATACGAATTTGCGGAGAATTTTGATTCAATTGATGATTACCGAGAATATGTCATGACGGCAGATTATTGGGCAGATTCGGTTGCAATAGATATTTTAGAACAAAAATTACAAGTAAAGTTTATTATATTTCAACAACCATCATCATTAGAATTGGATTCTACCACATTGCTGTCTTTACCAGAAACATATGTAAAATCAAATACTTTCAAAGATGGAACGGGAAATGGTAATGATGACAGTGATGGTATTATTACAAATAGTAGTACCATCAGATATATTTTCTTAAATTTTAAAGATGGGAATCATTTTGATTTAATTACGTTTAATGGTATGAAATCATGGCAAGAAAAAGACTTTAATCCAATGTTGAAGAAATTTATCCGTAAACTAAAAACGTAAATGAGTAAAAGAAAGTATTTTGTACATTCTATCAATCAATCAATCTATCAATTGTGTGATGATGCGTTTGAACTTGAACTTGAACTTGAACTTGAATATATACAAGAAGATGATGATGATGAAATCTGCCCGTTCATGAATCCCTTATAAACCCTATCATTTCCTTATAATTTTTCATATATTAAAAAGCATTAGAATACCATTAACATTTGTATTTAATAAGAAATATAAATGTTTATTAAGAAGTTGAGTAACTGTTAAAGCCTTCTCCTTCTTTATCGCTCGTCTTTTCTAAAAGATTATCCAATTTTTCAATTCCAATATTGTATATTTCCAAAACATCCTTGACAACTTGTTCTCTTTCAATATCATCAATTCCAAATTCAACAGAAGTGATTGATGAAGTTCTCTTTCGTCTCAATTTCTCCAAGAAATCATTCAATCCATTTGTTTCTGTACCTCTATCATGCTGTTCTAAATCACCAGTGATTACGATCCGTGAATTATCTCCTAAACGTGTCAATAACATTTTCATTTGTGAAATGGAAGAATTTTGCATTTCATCTGCAATAATCCAACAATTTGTAAAAGTTCTTCCTCGCATAAATGCAAGTGGTGAAATTTCAATTTGTTTTGTATGTTGTAAATGATGAGTAACTTCTTCTGGTGTCATGTATCTATAAAGAATATCATAAATTGGACGAATATAAGGTCCCATTTTTTCATCTAGTGTTCCAGGTAAATATCCCAAATCTTCATCCACTTGAACTGCGGGACGTGTAAATATAATTTTTTCATATTTTCCCAATAGAAATTGTTTAATACCATATTCTGTAGCAAAAAGTGTTTTTCCTGTTCCTGCTGGACCAGTTGCAATAATAATTTTATTTTTTTCTTCATCTAGATGGTTCATGTAAATCAATTGGGCATCATTCTTTGGTCGGGAAAATTTCTTTTCAAATGCTTCCTTTTCACGAAATGATAAATGTTGAAGATTTTCATATATTGACATTGATTTTGTCGTGTTACCACTCCCATTATATGAGTCCCCATCATCATCATCGTGACGATTATTATTATTATTGTTATTATTCTGAGTTTTACCAACCTTTTTTGCCCAACGTTTACTATTATTACTCATTTTCGCGGCGATAATGATCAAGTTTATTGATATGGATGGAGTTGATTTGTTAGTTAGACTATATATATAGATTATTGACCATCCACTGTCCGCTAGTTATTATATGATGATTATTGCTTGATTGACTATGTTCAATGGTATTATTGGACGGGTAAGATTATTATTATTATTATTGACAGTATCTGGAACTTGAATAAATTTGTATGTCATACCATATTCAGTTGCATTTTCCCATACACCAAATAGTTTCAAATGTAATTTTGGTTGACTATTTAAAGTGTCTAAAGAATTACATGAAATCGTTCCTTGATACAAAGTTTCATGTATTTTGTAATTAGGTTTTTTATTATTGGTAGTTACATAAGCACGTAGAATTTTTGTTTCAATATCGCATATATTTCTTACTACTTTGAGATTTTCAGGATGTGTCGTGTCAAATGTAAATCGTGTTTTATGAAAATAACGTTCACGATCATGAATAATAAATGGTACTTCAAAAAATAAACTATTCATCATACAACAATCATCAGAGTACATGAACTTTGTAAAAATACTATTTTTCATTACAATATTCTTGACCGAAAACAGAAAAAACAAGTTTTCAATACAAAATTGAACAAATTGAATAGATACAAACATCATGTTTATTTATTTTTCGTATCGTCTTGTATCTTGTATTGGCTTGGCTTGGCTTGGCTTGCTTGCTTGTTTGTTTGCCTTCTTACTTGACTTGATTTTATTTTATATTAATTAATTATATGCGTTGCGCTATTGGGTTTATGTACTTAAAAGTATTCATGGATTCAATAGAATTATAATTATAATCGGGTTAAAAATGGCGTAAAAACAAGTCTATACTATTCATCATCATCATCATCTATAAGGAAGCCATATAGACCCGACAATATGAAATTTTACGAAACTACATTTGATGAATATTTACAACAAGTAAATAATTGGAATTTGCATCCAGAATTACAACTTTTGAATAATGCATTACCGTCCACAATTGAACATTTTCCAAATTTAATCTTCTATGGGCCATCAGGTGTTGGCAAATATTCACAAATGATTCATTTTATAGCTAAATATAGCCCAAGTCAATTAAAATATGAAACTAAACAACATGCTATTTTTAATAAACAAACATATATTTATCATATTAGTGATATTCATTATGAAATTGATATGGCAATTTTAGGTTGTAATTCTAAATTATTATGGCATGAAATATTTACTCAGATTTATGAAATGGTTCAAGTCAAGAGTCACAAGGTTGGAATCATCGTATGTAAAAATATGCATGCTATTCATAGTGAATTATTGGATATTTTTTATGCATATATGCAAGAACATAATAGTTATTATAAAGCAGGAACAAGTCCAAATGTTTTAATAAAATTCATTTTGATTACGGAAAGTGTAAGTTTTTTGCCAATTAATATCACAAATACTTGTAAATTGATTACATGTCGTAGACCAACTCCACATCAATATCAACAACTTGTTTCACATAAAAGTGCGAAAAACGAGAAAGGAGATGAAGATGATGAAGAAGAAAAAGAAAAAGAAAAAGACGGTACTTGCATAAAAATGGTACCAGACAATATTAAATCATTTTTACACGAACCATTGTTCCGTAAAGATTGTATGGCACCGAATCTACCCAATCCGAATCCGACTGAAAAAGTTTGTACGGAAATTATTCATCAAATTCAAGAATATAAAAGATTAAATATTTCGTCATTTCGCGAAGCAATTTATGATATATTTACATACAATCTCAATGTTTCAAAATGTGTATGGTTTATTATTGAACATCTTGCCATGGTAAGAAGTGACAAAGGAAATCAGGGAGAATGGGAAAACGATGTAGATGTATTATTACTAGATATGGACCGAGACCGCGACCAGGCCATGATAAATATTGTTATCAAAACGTTTTCATTTTTCAAATATTTCAACAATAACTATAGACCAATTTACCATTTAGAAGATTTATTTATATACATGATATTACAATTGTATGGAAATGCCCCCAATGCCCCCAATGCCCCCAATGCCCCCAATGCCCCCAATGCCCCCACCATTCCTGACCAAATTATGTCCTGAGATGAATACAAATAAAGCATGGAAATTACTTGACGTTGATGTTCTTGATTATAAGAGTAGTTCATTACGAAAAAAGTATTTAACAAAATGTCTTCAGGTTCATCCTGACAAAAATAAACATCCAAATGCTGTTTCCCAATTCCAGGAAGTACAATGTGCATATGAATATCTGCTTCTACGACGACAATGTAATGATGATGGAGATGAAGAAGATGATGGAGATGATGAAGATTGTAGAGAATGGGAAGAATGGTGCAGTAATGGGAGACAACCCTACATTTCATCCTATATTTCGTATTTTTGTGATTTATTGAAATTGATTGAAACTCCACGATTAATCATTTCGGCACTATATACCAAAGAGTTTGAATCTGGTTCCATGTCAATATTTCGTCAATTGGATAGAAATCAAATGGTTTCTATACATGAGATTATTGTGAAATATAATGAATTTTTGTGTATTTCTCCAAAAATATTGGAGGAAATGTTGAGTATCATTACAGTAAATAATAACAATTGCAACAATATCATTTTAACTCCATCACTTGAACATTTATTAGATGCCAAAATATATATACTAAAAATCGGTGATAAATCTTATTCTGTTCCTCTTTGGCATCATGAATTAATGTATGAAGATGATATTATCGTAAAATGTATTCCAGAATTACCATATGGAATGGAAATTGATTGTGACAATCATCTTCATATAGAAATTTCAATTAATTTGGAAGATTTATTAGATAGAACTTTGTATACATTCTCAATTGGTGGGAAAACATTCAATTTGCCAATTTGTGAAATGCAATTAAAAAGAGTTCAAATTATGACATTGCGTGAAATTGGTATACCTGTCTCCAAATTTTATAATCTATGTGATGATTCTAAACGGTCTCATATCATTGTCAAGATAACATTGCAAACGCGTTGAAATAAACGATTACTTATACAAAATATTTTGCAAAAAAAAAGAAATATTTTGTATTATTAGAAAATCGGGCCGAATGAAAAAATGTAAATTGTATTGTAAATATGTTTCTTTATTTACTAATGACTTTTTTAAACTAATTAACGAGGGGGTTTTATTATGACAGACGAGATGATGGATACTAAACTAGCAAAACTATTCAAAATAATATTTATTAGACAACAGTTTTAGCTTTTACTACTACAGACTTCTTCTTAGTAACTGTTTTAGGTACAGTTGCAGGTACTACAGGCGTGGGTACTACTACCTCAATTTCAGCTTCAGATTCAGCTTCAGGTTCAAGTTCAGGAGTAGATACAACATCAGGTTCTGCTACAACAATCTCGGCAGCAGGAGCAGCTACTACTACTACTGCTTTAGTTGCGGGTACCGCAGGAAGAGGTTGAGGAGCATCTCCTTCTTCATCACTATCATCAACAATTGTTCCATTAATTTCATCTTTAGTAGCAGCAAATGCTTGTGTAAAAGCACTTCCTCTACTAGAAGGACCAGATACAGTCGCTGCAGACACTTGTTGTGGTCCATCTGAAAAATCACCTTCAATGAAACATTTGCCAGTACCAACCATTTGATAATTTTCAGGTGGTTTTACGACAACTTGTACACATTTCCAAGTAACTCCCCAACCTGCACCAACTAACCAAACTCCACTACATTGTAAGATACATGCGACACGACTACCTTTGACAACAATACTTGCAGGATGGTCACCAGATGTTCCATCCGTAGGAAATATCAATTCTTTATTTTGGTCATAGATATCTAAATCCCACTTACCTGATTTGGCATTCATGTAAACTTTTCCACGCATGGTTGGAGGACGAGAACGATCAGGAGTTTGTGACTCTGGAATCTTGGGATATTTCAAAGTTGTTGTAAAACTATCTTCACATGTCTCGCGTGATTTAGCTTTTCCCCACCATAATTCACTCTGACTTGCTGCCTCATTAAGAATTGTATTTTCAAAAGCCCGCATCTTCTCTAGAAATGCAGCGATTTCTGGAGTTGATTCATTCTCTGCAGGAAATTGAATACTAATTGAATAACGTCCATCACTTGCACCAGTTTTAGGGTCAGTGAAATCGCTAATTCCATAAGTTTTCATTAATGGTGTCGTAATCTTCAAACTAGTATTGAGTTGTGTACTAATAATCATGACATTTTTGCCCTTGCCGCTATCATTTACACGGGGCTTCATGAATTTAAGTTTGGACACTTCCCAGGTATTAGCATTGAGAGCAGGAGAGAATGACATTTGATTGAGATTGATTGATTGATTGGTTGGTTGAGATTGATGTAGAATTGATTGAGCGATTGTTTTGATTGATTGATGGTTTGATTTATGACTTGCTTTGGATGATGGAATATATATGTTCCAAAACTTTAAATCAATTTTTTGTAAAATTATAAAAATGAAATAATAAAAAAGAATTGAATATTATCCAAAAACAAATTCATTAATTTCTTTAAATTCATTTGTTTCTTTATTATTTCAGATATGCTACTCGTAAATGCAAAATTAATTGAAATTCAATAGTATAAAATGAAATAATATAACGAGATAAATCTTATTTGTTATAAGTTATTAATATATCAATCTATCTATCTATCCATCTGATGATGACAACATTACCCGATTTTCGCAATCCATTGACAATAAATGAATTCAAAAAAAATAAAACATTGATTCAATTAAAAGAAATTTGTGTAAACTTGAATATCCATACATCAGGTACAAAAAGTGTATTGGTAGATAGAATAAGTTTAGTTTATTTAAAGAATATTGCCGCGACAATATTACAAAAAGTTTTTAGAGGACAATTAGTAAGACGATGTCAGATGAAATGTAGAGGAAGACATCGTGTAGACAATATTTTTGTTAATGATTGCGATTTCTATACATTGGAACCTATTAATAATATCCCAATAAATGAATTATATTTTTATTCTGAACCTGGAAAATGTACAGATGAAATTTCTATTTTTTCACGTTCATTTCATTATGCCTTTCATATCCCGTCATTGTTTTTTTTATTAGAAAAAACATCAAAATTGTTGGAAATTGCGAATCCATATACCCGTCATATAATGCCTAAAAACATTGCATTGGAAATTGTAGAAATTCTTAATATGAGTAGAGTTTTATTTCCCAATTTAGATATTTCTTTATCAAAATTACAAAAATATTCCAAACCACCAATTGATTTACAGGCACAAACAGAATTATTATTACAAGAAAAACGTAATTTATCACTGAATTCACGAATAGTAGGATTATTTATTGATATTGATATTTTGGGTAATTATACATCATGCACATGGTTTCAAAATCTATCTCAAGGACAAACAATACAATATTGGAGAATATTGTACGAATTTTGGAGATTCAGAGGAAATATACTCCCCGATGTAAAGAAATTAATATGTCCATATTATTGTCCATTTAAAACAATGAATTTACAACATGATTTTGGACGACTTCCACCGAATCATGAAGAAGCACAATTATATTGTTTATATGCCATGGAAAATTTGTTATATATGAGTCCTGAAATTCAATACCGAAAATTAGCAGCGATGTATATTTTGACAGCATTGGTAAGATGTTCACCAGAAACACAACGTGCAATACCATGGCTTTCTTAAAATTTTGTGAATAAATCCATAAACTATTTAGTCAGTCACAGTTGAAGCCGTTTTGTTTCCCCGATATCCCTATTGAAACTTTAGAAGAATGTTATATGCAGTTTTTTTATTCTTTTATTCTTTTCTTCTAGTTTATGCGCGTTAAAGTACTTAAAAAAGAATCGTTTTAGTATTGTATAAAATGGTTGCCAAAAAGACTTTAGTTGAAAACGTTGCCCCTGCATCAAATACAGTTGCAGTCAAGGCCCCCAAGGAAAAATCGTCGTCGTCGTCCAAGAAAACTGCTTCCAAGGAAGAGGCCCCTACTAAAGAAAAGTCAGTCAAGGCTAAAAAGTCTTCTACTGCTACTGCCTCCAAATCAGAGGTTGTTGATACTTCAGTTGTTGATGGTTCATCCGTTGACTCCATTGCTGGCGGTGCGGCCATTGTTGATGGTAGTAGCACTGCAGCAGTTGTAACTGCATCCGAGAGACTTGCTGTATTTGGAACCAAGCTTCAACAATTAAGTAGTGTTTTATCGTCACTACGTACCGAATTCAAGGCAATGGATCGTGCTATTGCCAAGGAAATTCGTGCTGCCCAGAAATCAAGTCGTCGTCGTAATGCCAATGCTGGTAATCGTCAACCAATTGGATTTACCAAGCCAACTTTGATTAGTGATGAACTTGCTGGTTTTCTTGGTCTAGAATTGGGCAAGGCTGCATCAAGAGTTGAAGTTTGCCGTATGTTGTATGCTTATATTAAGGAGAATAAGTTACAGGACCCTAAGAATGGACGTGAAATTATTCCTGATGCTGCTCTTTCTAAACTATTAAAGATTCGTCCTCAAGAGGATTTGTTGAGTTATTTCAATCTCCAGACTTTTCTCAAGGATCATTTCAAGCCTGCCCCTAAACTTGAGATTCCAATTGTTGCATCTATTCCTGTTGCATCCAGTTCATCTTAAATTGTACGAGTGCATGAGTGAACCAATTTAATTAATTACATTATTAGTCGTTAGTCGGTTCATTATTTTCTTTATTAGTCCAATGACATAATAATACTTAATTACTTATAAATTAATTATTATCAGACCGAATGAACATAAATACAAATATCATATATTATACAATCAAGGGTTCATTCATAAAAGAATCAAATAATAATCAGAAAATGTCTAATTTATTATCTGATACATATAAAGAATCTATTCGTTCCGTTTCATATTTGGGCCCAAAAGGATGGACAATTCCAAAATCAGCAATTCGTCCAACTGATTTGGCAGAATTAAAACGAGTATTGGCAATAAAAAAAGCAATTTCTCCTGGCGCACCGCCAGGTGCAGGTGAAGATATATTTGTCAATGTATTTCGTGAAAATGACAAGAAATTATATATTCCACGTTTTTTTGCCGCAAATAAATATGGAGGGAATGCTGCTGTAGATAAAATCGGTCCAGGAAAAACAATAAATGTTGAATTCATAGGAACATTGCGTGAAAATCAAGTAAAAATTGTTGATGCATATTTATCTCATATTGGTGATGGTACAGGTGCAAAAAACGGTTTAATTTCTGCACCTTGTGCGGCAGGCAAGACAGTTTTTGCGATTAATATTGCATGTCAACTTCGTAAGAAATGTTTAATAATTGTACATAAAGAATTTCTTATGAATCAATGGATTTCGCGAATTCATGAATTTACAAAACGAGGACGACTACAAGATGGCCACAATAATGATGATGAGAATGTTGACAATAATAATGTAATTATTGGTAAGATTCAAGGAGATAAATGTGAAATTGAAGGTTCAGATTTTGTCATTGCAATGCTTCAAACACTTTTTACAAGAAATTATCCAGATGGAATTTTCCAAGAATTTGGATTAGTTATAGTGGATGAATGTCACCGAATATGTAGTGATCAATTTTCTAAAGCTCTTTTTAAATTAAATGTTCGTCATACATTGGGTATTTCAGCAACAATAAAACGAAAAGATGGGCTAGAAAGTATATTGGGAATGTTTTTAGGACCATTAATTTATCATGAAGAACGTGATGGAAATGATTCAGTATGTGTACGTGCAATTGAATATCAAAGTAATAATACAAAATTTGAAGAAGTAGAAACAGATGCTCGTGGTCAAGTAAAATATAGTACAATGATTGTCAAATTATGTGGATATGAACCGCGTGGTCAATTTTGTCTTCGTATTCTTGCTGATTTATTAAAAGAAGATGTTACAAAACAAATCATGGTATTGGCACATAATCGTTCATTATTATCATATTTGTATCAACAGATTACTAATGAATGGAAAGGTGGAAAGGAATGTGTACAAGGAGGAGTAAATAGTGCAACGGTTGGATTTTATGTTGGTGGAATGAAACAAAAAGATTTGACAGAAACTGAAGGTAAACAAATTGTTTTGGCAACTTATGCGATGGCAGCAGAGGCATTGGATATTAAAACATTATCTACATTAGTCATGGTAACACCAAAAACTGATATTATACAATCTGTTGGAAGAATATTACGTGCAAAACATAGTAATCCAGTAGTTGTAGATATTGTTGATACACATTATACATTTAAAAACCAATGGTCAGCACGTAAGAAATTCTATAAAGCATGTAATTATAGAATTCGTTATATTAAAAGTTCAATTTATAATGGAATGTCAATAGATTGGAATAAAGATACAACATGGAAAAGTATGAATGAACCCATTGAAACAAGTGAACATTCAAATAGTAATAATGGGGAGGAGGAGGATGGCAATGGTGATGATGATGACGATGACGATGACGATGATTTATCCAAACCTGGTAAACGTGGATGTATGATAGATTTCTAATAGATTTCTGACTAAAGTTCATTTCTGACACGGTCATAATCATAATAACGGCCGAATGGTGGCCGAATAGTATATGTATCCACTACACCAATACCCTTTAGAACAACACCTTCTTTTTTAATGTATTCAACTTCTTCTGGAAATTGAATCGTTTTGGCAATATTGTATACATTTTCGGCCAATTGAATAGTATTTGTCTCCGCTGTTGATTCTAAACGTGATGCTACATTTACTACATTTCCAACAACACAAAATCGTGGATTCTGATTTCCTAAAATACCAACAATAACTGAACCCATATTAATACCAATCCGAATAGATAATGGTTTATTATCTGGTGTTTTGATATGTTTAATTTCACGTAAAAATGAATGAGACAATAAAATCATATCTTCCACAACTTTGTAATTATTCAAAGTATTTAGTAACGTATCACCAACTGCCATATATGCATCACCAATCGTCTCTATTTTTTGTAAACTAGTATAATTTTTAATGATATTATCAAATTTATTGTATACAGCATTTAATAGATTAAAAATGATTTCATCGTCATATTTTTTGGCTAATTCAGTATAAGATACAATATCTGTAAATAAAACACAAATGGATTCAAATGTCTTATTTGGATTCAAATTATCATTTTCAACATACTCTCTATCAAAATCCAGTGGTAAAATTTTCTTCAATAATTCAATTTTTAAGAAATCTTTATTCTTCGGTAATTTCAATAATAATTCGCGTTTAGATTGGAATACAACATTGTTGCATTGATTAGTCAATATTTGATTATTTATTTTGAATTTTTGAATTTGTTGTAAAATGTACCCGTTCATGAATCCCTTATAAACCCTATCATTTCCTTATAATTTTTCATATAAGGTAGATAATTCCCGCAGGAAAAATTAAGAATGAGTCGCATTCTTAAC